AATATGTGAGGATAACGGTATTATGCTGGTGAAGGTTTCACCAGCATATACCTCACAAACATGTTCTAGTTGCGGTCATGTAGATAAGAAGTCTCGCCAAGGCGAGACCTTCAAATGTACAAGTTGTAAATATGAAATAGATGCAGATTATAATGCAAGTATTAATATTTATGATAGAGGGATTTATAGTTCCTCTAACTAAAAAAAACTAAATTTATATATTTTTATATGAAATTAGTAACTATTTATATAAAAATAAATATTTATGCCAATTTACTATAATACAGCATCTCCTTCATATTCAACAAAAAATACAATAAATGGTGTTACAGTTGATTACGGGATTAGGGATTTTTTATTAAATTTAAATCTCCCCCCAAGCTATCCTACTATTTCAACTTCTTTAAATGGTAGTCCAAGGATTGGTGAACCATTATTGGATTTAACCGTAAATAATAATGTTAACGTAATTCCTAATTTTTTACCATTAGAAACAAATGGTATTATTTTCAAGGATAACAACATTTCCGTAAACACTTTCCAAAATACAGCATCAACAGCAAATGATTTATTAGGTGTTCAATATTTACCTTCAAATCCAGATTCAAATTGGCCAAATACACCAATATCTTATCCAATTGGTGTTAACGAAAGTATTATTGAATATGGTTTATTAGCTAAAACTAAGTTAGCTGAAACAAAAAATAAAAATCTTAAAAAGAACTTATATAAAGATGAATCACAACAATTAGATGTAGCTGATTTTATCGTCAATGACCAAGTAAATTTTACAAACCAAATATCTGGTTATTTAGATGAAAAAGGTGGTTTGAATATTGGTGGTGGGGGTGCGATAAAAACAGCAAATATCATTGGTAGTGTTTTAAGTGGACAAGGATTGGGTTTTGGTAGTGGTGGTTTAACTACTAGTTTTAATATTAGGTCTTCAATAGCTGGTAGATTACTAGGTGCAACTGGGATTATCAATGATACCAAACTTGGCATGGTTGGTGGACAACAATTAGCCTTAGCTTTAGCTAATAATGCAGCATTTAATGTTCAACAAGAACTATTGGGTGCTTTAAATGTTAAAGACAATATTTTAAGTCTTATTAAAGGCGATGGATTAGTCGGTTTAAGACCTACTTATAAGATTACGGTACCAAGTACTACTGGTGGACGAATTTTGGACACAGCGGGCAAAATACTAGGCTTTACGATACCAAGAAGTTATTTAGGTGATGCTGGTTCTATTTTTCAAACAGAAAATGGGGATTCAGAGAATATTGATAGAGCAAATGAGATGCTTAAATATACTGGTAGTGGTCAAGCATTGGCGTTAATTAGTAATTTTAAAGCCAACTTAGATGGTATTAGTAACGGTGGGGTAGACTCACCTTTAAATAGTGTATTTAGAAGCGGCTATAGTCCAGCTTATTCAAATAATAAGGGAGATTATTCCAAAGACGCAATATCTTCACCAAACCTTTATGCTTACAGTAACGGACAAGGACATTTTGTTAATTTATTGAGTAGTATGGAGTTTGGGGTTACTGGTGGTGTTATACCAAGTTTAAGTTATAATAGAGAACAAAAAGTAATAGAGTCTGGATTTTTAAGCCCAGAAGAAATAGGTGCTGGACCAAGAGGTAATAGTGGATACGAAAACAGAAAAGTAAGTGATGTTAACTTTACTTGGACATCTACAAATGGTGAGGCTGTAAATACCATAAATGAACTAATATTACCAGATAATTTTAGATTTATACAAGATATAATTGGTCGAAATGATGAACTTGTAGGTGATAGAAAATCTTTATTAATTAAAACCCAAAAACTATTCAACAGTAAAGGTATGATTAATATCATTACAGCTAAAGGGGATATGGATAAAAAATCATCTCAAATACAGACAGCCAACGGTAAAGGTTTTTCCAAAGGTAATGCAGTATTAAAAGCTTCATTATTTAACGAACAAGGTAGATATAAAGGTGAAGAGAACATATCAGCTAATGATACTTATTGTAGAAGTTGGACCACTCTTGATAGATACGATAGAGTTAAAAAGTTAGTTAGAAGTGGTACCGATGGTATTGATAATAAGGGTGCAACTACAGTAAACGGAATTAATACTACAGTTCCATATCGTAATAATACTCAAGGGTCAATATTAAGTGAATTTGGTATTCCAAAAATAACACCTTACACTGATGACATACCTACAGACCCAAAACAATATATGTTTTCTATTGAAAACCTTGCTTGGGCTGATAGTAATACTTTATTGCCTAGGTCAGAGCGTGGCCCAGGAGACCTACTAACTGGTAAAAAAGGTAGAATCATGTGGTTTCCACCATATAATATTAACTTTAGTGAAAATAGTAGTTTAAGTTGGGAAACAAGTAATTTTATTGGGCGTGGAGAACCAATATACACTTACAATAATACTGAAAGAACAGGTAATTTATCATTTCAAATTATTGTTGACCACCCTAGTTATATAAATAGTTTTAGAGGGGAAGAAGGACCAGATGACAGTTATATGGCTTCATTTTGGGCTGGATGTATTGACCCAGATAGTAAATTTAGTGAAAAATTAACACCATCCCAAATTAGCGATATAGTTAAATCAACACCAATAAATGAAGATGTTAAAGTTATTGAAGAAGAAGTGGTACCCACAGATATATCAGTTTATTTTCCTAACGATAACGCAGCTATTGAATTATTATATGAAAACGGTCTTAATAACAAAACAGATTCAACACCCATAGATTATTCAGTCAATGAAAACGGTGAAGACCAAGGACTTGGAAATTATATGGCTAATTACACCCCTGGTGCCAGAAACAACAGCATCCAATCCGATGGTGAAGGTTGGCCAGACAGATATAATTTTGGGTTAAATTATTCTGAAAATATTGAAGAAAAACGAAGCCCAGCAACTTCACCAACAATTGTTTGTGCAGATAGTCAAGTATTAAATGGTTATTTTGACCCTAAACTTGTTGAATTAATGACAAAACATTTAATTGAAGTATCACCAAACTTTATTGCTACGATAACTGGCTATGCTAGTAGACAAGGAAATATTGTTTATAATAATAAATTAGCTAAAGATAGAGCAATTAATCTAAAGGAAGACATTAAACAAAGATGGTGGCCATCAATAAAAGCTGGTTCACCTAAATTAACTGACGCTGACTTTGATAAAAGGTTTATTATTGGTGAAACGATAGAGATTCAATCAATTGGCTGCATTCCTTGCGAAGGAATACCAAAATTAAGACAAGCGGCAGAGTGTCCTACCGATTCATTAGCTTGTAAACAAGACAGGGTAGCCAAAGTATCGTTTATTTACAGTAAAGACATTGCTGGTGAAGACTTACCTAAAAAAGAAGTAATTAATGACGATAATAACAATAGAAGAATAAATAATAAAATAAGTGGTAAATATTACAATGAAACTTTATATTTTGACAAATTAACTGATGAAGACCCATTAGTGTTTGATAGTTTTAGACAAAAAATAAAATATTTTCACCCAGCTTTCCATTCGACTACACCAGAAGGATTAAATTCTAGGTTAACTTTTTTATTACAATGTACTAGACAAGGACCAACTATGGAAGAACAAGGTGCGACAAATTTAGCATTTGGTAGACCACCGATATGTATTTTAAGAATTGGTGATTTTTATAATACTAAAATAGTGATTGATAACGTTAGTATTGATTATGAGCCATTGGTTTGGGATTTAAATCCAGAGGGTATTGGTGTCCAACCAATGATTGCCAATGTTAGTATGAGTTTTAAATTTATTGGTGGTTCTACCCTTATGGGGCCAATTAACAAATTACAAAATGCGTTATCGTTTAACTATTTTGCAAACACACAAGTTTACGACCCTAGAGCTGATTACATATCAAAAGATAAACCAATGATTGCCCCAGCTAAAGTTAGTGAGATAGCACCAGTAATTGATGAACCATTTAATGGGATTGAATTAGCAGGAGTCGAAATAGTTAATACATTTAGACCATGGTATTTACACAATGGAATAAAAGATATATCTGAAATAGAAAAAGATGAAAACGGTATGGAAATTATTGATAATGAAAATATAAATCAAGAAAAAGAAAATGAAACGGAAGTCTCACAAAGTGGTCAATCGACATCAGTAAACACTGATTTAGAAGTTACTGTTAGTGATTATGATATTCTGAAAAATTTTTTAACGTTAAAAAAAGATTATTTTACGATTCAGATAAGTACATTTAACACTTTAGGTGGTAAATTTGGGTTTGATTCTAATCAAGAATTATCAAAAGAATATGACGTAAAAATAACTTTAAATTCTAATGTAACAACAATGAATTCATTAGAATTAGTATCGTTTAAACTTAAAAATATTACAGAAGAAAACAATACGGTATTTTTATCTGAAGTAAAAAATTGGGGTGCTATTATAGGTGATTTCGCTATTGAACCAAGTAATAAATTAACTTTCGTTATTTCAATACCAGAATTAGATATAAAGTTTTTTTACGATAGAAAATATTTACGTGATTCAAAGACCTTGATTGATTTCGTAAATTAATTTATAGGTTATAAAAAAGTAATCCATGATACTTGAGACAAAGCGTCCTTTATCTGGTACAACATGTTAAAAAAACAAATAAAATGAACGAATATTTCGATAGATATAGTAGATTTAGAATTAATGAAAATATTTCACCAATTCCAGGTATTAAAATACCACTTTCTGGTGAAGATAAAAGTATGGTATATAAACAAGGCTTAACTAGACTTGACAAATTAAGTAATTTGTATTATAATAATCCGTATAGTGGTTGGCTAATCATGTTAGCCAATCCACAATACGGTGGGTTAGAATTTAACATACCAGATATGTCCATGATTAGGATTCCTTTCCCATTCGAAAGTGCAATCAATAGATACATGGGGGAAGTTAAAAATCATAAATTATTATATGGAGAATAAAATAGGGTGTAGTGCTGGTAAGTTAACAATAGTTGACCCAAACGATAGAGATGGGTTTGATTCAAGTAATAATATGTCAGTTCCTTTAGAGGATTTAAACATATCTGTTATTTTAAGAACAAGTAGAAAGGCTAGAACAGTATTAAGCACAACAGGTGAAAGTAGTTCGGTAGAAAGTTCTAGTAAAATATCTGTTAATTTCATTGAAGGAAGTGAAACAGGAGCTGGTAAATCACTAACAACTAAGTATACTGATTTAACTACGGTATTTGATAAAGGAACATTAAATAGTGAAACTTTAGGTATCACAAATATCGATATTTCTTTTAATCCATCAATGGCACCAATGATTAGTATTGATTTCGTTGATGTGAGAGGTAGCTCTATTTTTCAAAACGAGGAAAATATTTCTGGTAATAATTCAGGGAATAAATATGGCGTTTTTTTTCAATTACCATACCCGTTATTTGAGTTGGAGATAAAAGGTTATTACGGTAAGCCAGTAACTTACTGTCTTCATATGCTTAAATTTAACGCTAAATTTAATTCAAAAACTGGTAACTTTGAAATTCAATGTCAATTTGTTGGTTATACTTATGCTATGTTATCGGATTTAATTATTGGGTATATGAAAGCAATACCATATACTGAAATCGGTAAATCGATATATGCCGCCATAAATTTAAAAAGAACTTCAAAAATTTTAGATTTAAACGAGTTAATGATTGCCATTGGTAAAATAAATGAAGGTATCCCAAAAATATCAAATAATTCTGATGCGTCAAAAAATCTCAATAGTATAAACGAGGCATTAAAACTAATAGATGAAATTAAAAATAATCTAAATATTCTAGGTGTTGCTTTAGATGTTATTCCAGAGTTAGCTAGACCTGAATTTACTTTCATTATAAAACCTAATAATAAAAAACCTGATATAGTTAATAAAGCCATCAACGATTATACTTCAATGATTTCATTAAATATAGAAAAATTTAACAAACTAACAACTAATATTGTTACCCTTAAATTAATTGATTTTACTGATTTAACTACAATTGGAATAGACAAAGGTTTAACAGTATTTGAAACTAAAAAATCTTTATCTGGGTCTGAAACCGATGATTATTTAACTGGGGTAATTGGGTCATTTGATGGTATGTTACAATACAAAAAAAATATAAATAATTATCTGAATAAATATTATAAAAATGGTTTAAGTGACGATTTAGTTTTTGATGCGTATAATTTAACTAAAATATATAAAACGTTAGCTAACAGCGTTAACGAACTGAAAAAAACCGAAAAAAATACAAAGATGGTTTTGGCCGAGGAATTAAAAAATTCTTTTAGCAATAACTTAAGTTTTGAACCAACGGTCAAAAATATAACAGAGATTTTCACTGTAGCTATTGAGGTAATGATGGAAACTATCTATACTGTATCTAATGCGGCAGAACTAAATATAACCAGAACTGAAGAATTAGCAAAAAAATTCACAACCGATTTAGTTAGTTCTACAGACATTAAAAAAAATAGCATAAATAAAAATAAATTCTTTGCTTGGCCAGATTATAAAGAAAAAGAGATTGACGGTAATTTTGTTGATAAATATCTTGGTGATTATGGCGTTTTGGAAAACCCTCAATTAGTTGATGAATTAAACTTTATTGATGATTTATTAAAAGCATTTATAATTTCTCAAGAATTAACCAATCAAGTAGAAACAGAAATAGCTACGATTGAAACAACTTGGTTCCCAGTAAACCCATTAGATACTAAATTATTTAATGAACAAGAACCGTATGCCAGAACAACTTATACCACTAAAGAAGAAGTGATACGTATGATTATACACAGAGGTATAACATTTCTAGGTTATACTAATGGTAGTAACACTTTAGATGTCGAGAATAAAGAAATTGAGGTAATGGCTAAAATAGAAGTTGATGCGATAGTAAGAAACATCACAAATAAAACCCTTTTGCAGTCAATTTCTCAATTAAGTTTAGAAGATTATATTAATGTAAAAATAGATAAAAATGATGGTTTTAAAAATTTATTAATAAAAGCCGAAAATAACTACATATACGCTAACCCAAGGGCTGAAAGAAGGGAAAGCATAATACCAATTAGCGATACCTTTAGTGGTGAATGGTTAATTTCCCCAGATGAGTTAAAAGAAAAAGCTAGGTGGGATAATAATGCTAATAAAGCAACAGATAGTTTCTTTTTAACCAACTATCACGGTGATGGATTATCAAATAAAAAACCAATTGATGGAAGTATGTATATGAAAATAATCCCTGTTGATTCATTTAAAAATAACGTAAAATTATTTCCAACCTCAGATAATATTGAAACTGAAAGTTTGTTTGATTTAGCTAAAATGTCAGATGACACAGTGGATTCAACAGCTGGCTATAATTCATTTGGTGGTTCTTTGGGTATTCAAGAATATGTTAAAATGGATTTTGGTGGTAGTATTGGGTCAAAACTACCTTTAATGTACGTCTTTTACAGAAATTCAGCCAGTAAAGGTTTAAGTAGAAGCAGAAAATTATCGGCAGATAAGATTACACCACTCAAGACAAAGTATGATTTTGATAAAGAAAGTCTGATGACTACTAGAAGTACACCTAAAGAAAAAGAAAAATTTTTTTTAGATAATGAAGATAATGTTTTACATGAAGATATCGGGCTTAATAGAGAATTATTTAATGCGTTAATTAATGGTGATACATCAATTACCTTCCCATATTTTGAACAACCAGCATTCGATACTAGTTTTACTACTGGTTTTGGCACTGAAGAATATAGGAGTAGTACTGATAATCATTCTTTTTCATTATTTGGTAGTAAATTTTATTATGGTCAGAGTAGAGCAAAGATTGAATCTCAAGATGGAAGTATTTATTTCTGTGGAAATTATTCCAAAGCCTTTTTGTTTTTAAACAACTTACCTTGGAATACATCAGATGGTTCACCTTTTGAAGTAAACGAAATAAAACATTTATTCAATCAAAAAGCTGGGTTCATTCATTCTCCAAGACTATGGTGTGCTTGGGTTGGGAGCATATTATGGAGATTATCTTCAGAGGACCCAATCATTGAGGGCGGTTTATTAATTGGTGGTGGTTCTGGTGTTAGTGATGGAAACAGAACCAACGATAACCCTAAAGACCCCATATTTTGGAGTAAAAATGGTGAAACACTTTGGGATGTAACTTTTGGTGGCAACCATGATAGGGACGAGTTGTTACAGTGGCTAGAATGGGGTCTATCGTTAGGTAAAGATTACGTAAACATTGATAAAGATTCTCTCTTTAGAAGATTACCTATTCAAGTAATTGAAGAATTTAAAAACTCTTTTTTCAGTTTTGTTAATGGAACTGATGATAAGGTAAGTTGGAATGAACTTAAAAATGAACTAGAAATTTTTTCAGGCAACTCTACTGAGTTTAATTCATTTTTAAATACCATAAAAAACGCTGTAAATGAAAAAAACGACACGATAAGTGTTGTTAACTATATAAATGACAAATTTAAAAGTAAAAATTATGTTATAATGACACCTATTGGCCCCCCAAGAAATGAATCGAATGTGTCTAGTCGGGATAACGATTATTTAGCTTTAGAAATGGGTGGTAACTATGCCACTAATTCTGGGGTTAAGGCATTAATCGATGCTATGAAACAAGAAGTTATTATCGTTAACAATAATTATAAAATATGGAGGGATGAAACTGACTCTGGTAATAACAGATACATAAACTCCGTTTCTGTCGCATCATTTAACATATATTTATCGGCTCTAATTACTGAAATAAAAACACAAATTGACTCTTTTTCACCAACATTAATTAAAAGAAAAATTGAACAACAAGTTTTTGGGACAACAGATGAGAGTGTAATTAAATTTATTTTATATACAACATGTAAAAACATAAACGATAAATGGTTAGCTGGAGCTACCGACCCAAAGAATTTAATTTTTCAATGTGGTGATAGTAGTAGTAGAAGTGTGAGGAGTAAGGTAGATTTAGAACTTGCCAAAAATAATGGTCGTGATACACCAAGTCTTATTGATAGTTTTAGATTTGTCAGTAGGTCATTTCAAGACATAGGCGACAAATTATTTATCAACCCTATACCTGTTAATAACTATTTAATAAAATCACCTAACACTTCTGCATATGACGCTATTAGTGGGTTATTGGATTCAAATAAATTTGTTTTCAATGCATTACCTACTTTTGTGAACTACAAAGACCCTGAAAACCTTAAAGCCATGTTTGGGACATACCCAAATTACGAAGAAGCAATAGCAAACGGTTCATGCGGACCTAACTTTGTTTGTGTTTATGCTGGACAACCATCAAAACATTTAGATTTTAATAATTCAGAATATGGTAATGATAGTTTTGATTTTGAGTGTAATGATGGAAACGTTTCTACCGATGCACCAAATGATTTCACTACCGATATATCAGATGGGGAAGACCCAGTTGCAGTGTTTAAAGTTGCTTATGGTCAACAAAATCAAAATATATTTAAAGATATTTTATTAGACCAAAGTGAATTTATCGAAACTGATGAGTCTTTACAAATTCAAGAGGACATTTCACAAAAAGGTGGTCAAACTAATAGGTCTTTAGCTGGACAAAATATTTTTAATGTATATTCAGTCAGAAGTTACAAAGCACAAGTTGAAATGATGGGTAACGCCATGATTCAACCTATGATGTATTTTCAATTGGACAACATACCCATGTTTCATGGTGCTTATATGATTACAGGAGTAAAACATAATATAAAACCAAATTATATGTCAACAGTATTTACTGGTACAAGGACTAGATATTCTGACACACCATTGATTACGGCATATGATTTATTTATGTCACTTACTGATTCAATAGATACGGAAAATGCTGGGACTGGTGTTATAGATGGTGAAACTGGTAGTTTTAAAACTGGAAGTTATGCACCAATAATCCAAACAATAATAGAAAATGGTAGTCTTAATTCAATAATAGAAAGTAATAATATAACTTTAACTAAAATAGATAAAATAAAATATATTAGTTTTGAATTAGACCCAGATAAAAGAATGCTTACTGAGGCTGCTGTACCATTAACTAATATGTTAACTGATTGGGGTAAATGGATGAGTGAAAACGATTTCACACCAGTTTCTGGTTCTGGAGATAACGCTATACATGCATATATAACCTCTATGTATAGAGTGAGACCCAAACAAAACTCACCACATGGTTGGGGTATTGCTGTTGATTTACAAATGTTTAGGCGAAATGGTTCGGAAGGTATTTTTAGAAATGAATTCACCACTGGTAGCCCAGCTAAATTTTTTAATTTTGAAGAAAACCCAGCAATTGGTTGGTTATATAGAAATTCTTACAAATATGGTTTCGTACAACCATATTGGGCCAACGATGGTCAAGGATTAGGTAAAGTAAATGGTGAAGAACACTGGCATTGGGAATATCATGGTAAATCAGCTATTTGTATGTTAAGGAATAGACCAATACCAGGTGCTGGAGGCAATAAAGCCTCTGACAATCCATTGTCTGAAATAAAAGAAGAATTAATTAAACCATTTGTTAAAAACCCTAAAGGCAAAGATGGAAAAGAAGCGGTATACATTGGGTGTAATTATAAGACAATCAACGCCAGTGATAGACAAAATGGTATAGAAGGAGCGATTGGGTGTAAATCACCAAAATATGATTTTAAATTCCAAAATCCAATCCCAGAACCTACACTAATTGGTTATAATACGACAGTTAATAAAATTAAATTAATAACATCCGATATTGGGTTAGGTAAGGCTGTTTTTGCTATTATGTTTGCGGAAGCTAGTAAAAATGCAGAAAGAACTAGCTTCAAATCAGCTGGTGGTTTTAATTATTCTGGTGTTCAGACGGATGGTGGTAAATGGGGTTCACCTGGGATTACTGGTCAATATTGTAGAGTTGATAGTGGCGGTAAAACAAGAGCGTTTGCTGTATTTGATGATGATGATGGTTTCTTAAAATTTATGGTTGATAGAGTCAGAAGTAAAGGATTCAATAGTGATAATGCTAATGATTGGGTAACAACATATATTAATCGATGGTGGTCACCAGCGGATAAAGCTAATTTTAATTTAGGAACACCTACATTTAATCAAAAATTAGCTATTTATAATTCAGCTATTAAAAGATGGGACCAATTTGCATAATTTAAAATAATTTAGTAACTTTGCTTTATGAAAATAGCAAATATAGTCTCAACACATTCAGTAAATGTAAGTAAAGCATTTAATATTGTGGGTTCCATGGATGAAATCATCCATGGAATACCCACTTTAATTTTAGGGTTTTATTATGTGAACAATAATTATCCAGATTTTGATATTTTGGAGAGAAAATTGGGTGAAAACCTATATTGGACATTCAAAAAAACAGAAAGAAGAGATAAATACGAGGAAGATTTGAGATGGTTTGTTAATTTAGTGGTATCACAATTATTTGATAAAATTTCATATGTTTTTGTAGACGTAATACAATTTTCAGACATTACCATTAAAAAAATAGTGAAAAAATTCTTTAATATGGAGAATAAAATAAGCTATCAAAATGGTCAAATGATTTATATATATGCGGAAAATATTATACTAGGGATAGATTTAAAATTATTGAGATTTGTAGGTATAAATGTTTCTAAGATTAAAAATAAAATTAAGGCTAAAAGTTCTGTGTTTTTCACAGATGATACCATATTTATAGAGGATAAAACTAATATAACTGGACTTGAAAATAATGTTCGTTATACACCATTTTTATTTTCAATAACAAACAATGAAGAAAACAGTCCTACTAGCATCATTCATAAATCCAAATAAAATCGATTATTTTCTAAACTATTTAGAAAATGATTTTAATATAAAAAAAAATAAAGTTTTTATATTTAAAAATATAGATGATGACTCAAAACTAATTTTTACTTTTAGAGTAAACGTATTGAAGGATGAACCAATAAATATAAAAGAAATGTTCCCAAATTCAATCATAATCCATAAAAGATTAAACGTTTTATACACAATAAATGGTTTAAATCTTTTAATAAAAGAAAAATATCCAGACACCTATGATTTTATTGAAAACAAAACAGTAAAATTAAATTGGAGTGAATACAATAATAAAATAATATTAATTAGTAATAAAGAACTTAAAATTTTAAGTATAAGTCGAGTTTTTAATTAAATTAAGATATTTATATATAACAATAATTTAAATAAAAAATTAATTTAATATGGAAGATAAGAAACAAAATAACAAAAAAACACAACTAAATAGTGATTTAGACGAATTTTTAGATACTACCAATGAATATAAACCAAATTGTCCTGATGGTGTTTGCATTATCAAAGGTGATAGAAGTTTGGTTGAAAGAATAAATAAAAAAATAATTACAGAAGACGGAAGACAACTATTATACTAATGTTTAAAAAAACTAAACTAAACCCAGAATTACTGAAAGAAGAATTGAAACGTTTTAAAGTATTAGAAAGTTATGATTTCTACCAAGAAAGGAAAGAAGAACCAAAGTACGATGAGGGGTTATACGAAGCTGAAGAAGAAGAAGAAACAAATGAGGATTTACCACCTACAGATAATGAACCTGATAGCGACATAGATATGGCAGCTGCTGGTGAAATTGGTGATGAACTAGGGTTAGATGCTGACCCAGAAGCCCCAGTTGGAGAACTCCCAGAACCAGAAGCGGAACCAGAAGGAGAGTTAGAACCAGAGACTCCAGATGAATTAGGAGAACCTATGGAAGAACCAGTTGATGACGAAGTAGAGATTGACGTTACTTCTTTAGTTCAAGGCTCAGAAGAAGCTAAATCAGCGGCAGAAGAAGCCAGTAAAAACTCAGAAATGTTGTTATCAAAATTAAGTGATTTAGAAAACAGAATTGCTAAAATGGATGCCGTTTCAAGTAAAATTGAAAATTTAGAAAAAGAAATTATAAAAAGAAACCCAACACCAGTTGAAAAACTAGAGATGCGTTCACTAGATTCATTTCCATACAGCCAGAAATTAACTGACTATTGGAAAGATAAAGAAGGAGCATATGATGTTATGGGTAATGAAGAAATAAAAAAGAAAGAATACGTTCTTAAAAAAAGTGATGTAGATTATTCTTACAGTGAACCAAACGTTAAAAAAAGTTTTGGTTTTGACGATAATAAATTCGAAGAAGAAGATGATAACGAATTTTAAATAAAAAAAAGTTGTTAAAAATATTTTTATTAGTATCTTTGTATGTAATTATTACGATACGATTTACTTTTAAATAAAATTAATTATATTTATATGTAATTACACATAAGCATAACAAATAAAGCAAAAAAACATGAGCACAGGACAAGACAAATTACTAGCTATGATAGCACAGTACGAAAAAAACAACTCACCAAAGTTTGAGAAAAAAGAAGTAAAGGTTTATGATTTAGCCAACTACTTTACAACTTATCTCCCAAAAGGAACAAACTCAGCCACAAAACAAATCAGAATTATCCCTACGGAAAGTGGTTCACCTTTTCAAGATTTTTTTGGACATAAAGTTCAAGTAGATGGTGAATGGAAAACATTTGCATGTTTAAAAGCCGAAAATAATGAAGCGTGTCCATTTTGTGAAGCACGAGAAGCATTGATGGCTACTGGTAAAGATTCTGATAGAGAATATGCAAAAAAGTACAACCAAAAACAAATGTATATTGTTAAAGTAATTGATAGAGAGAACGAAGCAGATGGAGTTAAATTCTGGAGATTTAATCACAGTTACAGTAAAGATGGTGTTTACGATAAAGTTATCGGTATTTTAAATGCGATTAAAAAAGATATTACTGACGAAGAAACTGGTCGTGATTTATTATTAACAATCACTAGAAACTCAAGAGACATCGCAATCGTATCTGGGATAGCTACTTTGGACCCAACCCCATTAACTTTAGACCCAGCACTTAAAGAATTGTGGGTAAATGATACTAGAACTTGGAGAGATGTTTACGCTGAAAGAAATTACGAATATTTAGAAATTATAGTAAATGGTGGAATTCCTGTATGGGACAAAGAAGAAAAGAAATTCGTAAACAGTTTAACCAAAGACAAGGTAGAAGAAACTAAAGATGTTAATTCAGGTATTGAAAGCGTTAAAAACAAAATGCAACTTACCACTACCGCTGTAGAAGAAAATAAAGTTGATGTAGATGAAAATGATGATTTACCATTTTAGTGAACCTAAAATAAAATAAAACAAAAAAAGAGGTGTATAACCTCTTTTTTTATCTAAAATAATTAAATTTTAAAAATAAGTTAAATGATTAAAAAGCATCCAGAAAAGAAACCATTAACCAAAGTTGGGTTTAGTAACAAAGATTTCAAAAAAAGTATTGGGTTAGGTGAACAAGTAGTTAAGGAAAAAGAATTAACATGGTTACCTTTCAAAAAAGCATTCCATGACGCTGTCGGATTACCAGGAGTACCAAGAGGTTATACATCACAATTTAGAGGGTTTTCAGACGTTGGTAAATCAACTGGAATTTATGAATCGTTAGCTGGTGCCCAAAAAATAGGTGACTATTGTATAATCATAGACACTGAAGGTAGTTTTAATTGGGAACACGCCAGACTAGTTGGTTTTAATTTTAATGAAACAGTAGACGAAGAAACGGGTGAGATTTTAGACTACGATGGTGACGACTTTATGTATTTTGGTGGTAGTGATTTATTAGCATTATATCAAAACTTTGATTATAAAGACGCTAAAATGAAAACTACACCTCAAAGATATATCCCAGTTGTTGAAGACGTTGCAAAATTAATAAACGAGTTGTTAGATAAACAAGAAAAAGGTGAGTTACCATACAATTTAGTCTTTCTTTGGGATTCAATTGGTTCTATAGGTTGTTATCAAGGTGCGGTTTCAAACACGAACAACAATCAATGGACTGCTGGAGCACTTAAAAGAGAATTCGAATCAATATTAAATTTTAGAATACCAGCTTCAAGACGTGAAAGTTCTTTATACACAAACACATTTGTTGCGGTTCAAAAAATATGGTTAAGACCTAATGCGGTCGGACAACCAACGGTTATGCATAATGGTGGTGAAGGATTTAAATACGGTGTAAGATTAATTTTCCACATGGGTGGTATGACAACTTCATCAAGTAAAAAATTAGATGCTGTAAGTGGTGGTCAAAGCTATAATTTTGGTGTCAGAACTGATATTAAGTGTGTTAAAAACCACGTAAATGGAATCGAATATTCTGGTTCTATTTGTTCAACACCACACGGTTTTTTAAATCCAGATGAAAAAAACAATTATGTTAAAGTTAATAAAGACTTTATCAATGCTAAGTTAGGTACTAATTTTGAAGAATTCGAAGTTACGGAAGAAACTATCCCTGAAGAAAGCTTCAGTAAATAAAAAAAAACAAAAGAATATTAATTTTTAAATTATTTATTTTGAATAAAAGACCACCAAAAAACGGTGAAGTAGTAAAAAAAATACAAAACACTTTACTCATAGATGGTTCAGCATTGTTTAAAACTAGTTTTTTTGGAGCTAAAAATAGTTATAATAATAATGGGCAACATATAGGCGGTATTTACCAATTTATTACTATATTAAGGATGTTACTATCAGAAGACGTATATCATAGAGTATACGTCTTCTGGGATGGTAATTTCAGTGGTAAACTAAGGTATGATATATACAAACCATACAAAAGTGATAGAGGTAAAGATTACATCAACGGCACTAAACCAATAGATGAATCCGAACTATTACAAAGAGAAGTTGTTTGGGAATATTTAAATGAAATGTATATCAGACAGTTAAAGGATGATATAATAGAGGGTGATGACTTTATCGCTTATTATTGTTTAAATAAAAAAGAAAACGAAAAAATAACCATAGCGACTAACGATAGAGATATGGCTCAGTTAGTTAAGGAAAAAATAAAAATTTATTTCTTAGATTTGAAAAAATACGTTGGGATAGACAATTTTTCTTCGTACTTTTGTTACCATAGAGACAATGCTGTACTAATGAAAACAATAATTGGCGACAATTCTGATTCAATTAAAGGTATAAAAGGTGTTGGGGAAAAAACGCTAATAAAATTATTCCCAGAAATAACTAACCGAAAGTTCTCTATTGAAGAGTTATTAGTTGAGGCTAAGATATTAAGCGATGAAAGAGTTTTAACTAAAAAGAAACCTTTATTGGCTTTAGAAAACTTACTATATTCCATTACAGATGGTGTTCAAGGTACTAAGGTATATGAAATAAATAAACAATTAGTTGACCTTAGTTCTCCAATGATGACTAATAAAGGAATAGCTAATTTAGAAACCTTGATTGAAGGGACATTAGATGATAGTGGTAGAGAATTAAAAAACGTACTATCTTTTATGAAAAGAGATGGTTTAGATATAGTAATTGGTGAATATAGATATCCTGATTATTTAGTTCCGTTTAAGAACTTAATTGCAAGAGAAAAAATAAAATTTTAATATAAATAATTAATAATAAACAAATGGAAAATAACAAAGAAGCGTTTAAAAAATTCGACAATGATAGGTTTGAATTTATCCTTTATGTAAACAATAATATTGTTTGTCAACGAGGTTTTCATATTTTTGATTTTGATGAAAACATGACAAACATGAAAGAAATGTTAGATGAAGTTTCAGGTATGCATTTAAACGATTTAGGTAGATTAGGTATAATCCCTACATTTTTAAAAAAACAATCGAATGATTATATGTGGTCCAATTACAACCCGTACATTGACCAATCGCAAGAAACTTATAAATCACCACCAAAAAAAATGGATGAGTTTAAGTTTCAATTTCTTTTAGATAAAGAAGTTCGTGGGGAATCAATCTTTCCAAATGAGTTTTTTCACTTATCATTAAAAGTGAATGTAAACATAAAAGAGATAATCCCAGAAATAATTTATGAAATTAGAGAATGTTTTAGTAATAGAAAATTTACTAATAAAAGATAAATTTATATCAAAGTTTGAATTAATAATTAAAAAAATGATAAATGGCGGTGTTAGATAGAGATAGTTTTGGTTATTTAGGTTACGATTATCAAATTAGACTAATTGCACAATTTATAACGGATAGAAAATTTAGTGAATCTATTTTAGATATCGTTGACCCAAATTATTTTGCTGACTCGTATTTGAAAATAATTGTTGCTACAATTAAAGATGCACATAGAATTGATAACATAGTACCAGATATTGGTAGTCTACAATTTAGATTATTAGAAGAAGTTAAAGACGATATACAACAAAAATACGTCATTGCACAACTTAGAAAAATACAAGAAGCCGATTTAAATGATACATTAAAAGTCCAAGACATGGCTATGAGGTTTTGTAAACAGCAAGACATGTTGAAGACTTTAGTGAATGTTGAAAAACTAAATAAAAGTGGTGGATTGGATAATTTCGACCAAATCGAAGCTATGTTAAGAAAATCACTCGAAGTTGGTGATAACAAAGACCAAGGAATGAGTGTCTATGACAACATAAGTAGTGTTTTAGATGTTGATTTTAGGAAACCAATACCAACTGGTATTTCTGGGTTAGACGAAATAATGGATGGTGGTCTATCCAAAGGTGAATTAGGTGTTATATTAGCACCATTTGGTGTTGGTAAAGCACAAGGTGTTTCGAGTAAAATTTATACTCCAAGTGGTTATTGTTTAATGGGTGATATTAAAGTTGGTGATAGGGTAATTAATAGGTTAGGTAGACAAACAAATGTTACTGGGGTTTACCCACAAGGTATCAGACCAATTTACCAAGTAAAGTTTAATGATGGAACATCAACAATGTGTGATAAAGAACACTTATGGTCAGTTAATCAACAAACTAAATTGGACCCAAACGATGATTTTACTGTTATGAAAACCAGTGATATTATTGAAAAGTTAAATTCTGACCCTAAAGGTGAGTTTAACTATAAGATTCCAACAGTTAAACCAGTTATTTTTGACGAAAAAGAATTACCGTTAAACCCATACCTTTTGGGGTTATTAATAGGTGATGAATACTTCAAGTCTTCTATAATAGTAACTAAAGATTTTGAACTGATAGAATACATTAAACAAAGTATGAGTGGTGATTCAACATACGGTGTTGAAATGTATAAAGATGATGTTATCGTAACCATAAATCAAATCACCGATGTAATAAAAAAACTTGGGTTATTTGATTCGTCATCTAATAATAAATTTATACCTAAAGAATATCTATATAACTCAATTAACAATAGACAAGAGATTCTACAAGGGTTATTAGATAACGATGGTAGTGTTGGAAAAGATGGTAGTGTTGGATATAATACCGTTTCTAAACAGCTATGTGATGACGTTAAAGAATTAGTTCTATCTTTGGGTGGTTCTTGTTTAGTTTCTAATAAAGTAGGGGAATTAACTTATAGATTAGTTATTTCATTTCCTAAAGAAAATGGTGTAGTTCCATTTAAATTAAACAGTAAGTTAGTCAGAGTGGTTAATAACGATAACCACTCTGACAATAAGTTCATAGAAAGTATTGAATATTCACATGATGAAGAAGCTAAATGTATTATGGTTGATGACCCAGAGCATTTATATGTTACAGACGATTTTATCGTCACACATAATACAACAATGATGACAAAAATAGCGAATACTGGAGCTAATGATGGTTATAATGTTTTACAAATATTTTTCGAAGATAACCCAAAAGTTATTCAAAGAAAACACTTATCTTGTTGGACAGGCATCCCTCTAAATGATTTGTCGTCACATCATGATGAAGTTATGACGATTGTCGCTGAAAAACAAAAGCTAGGTGATTTAAGATTAGTAAAATTTTCAAGCGATGGGACAACAATACCTATGATTAGACAATATATCCGAAAATTAATCGCACAAGGGTTTAGACCAGACTTAATCTTATTAGACTACATAGATTGCGTTGAACCATCAAGAAAATTTGATGATATAAACGCTGGTGAAGGAAGTGTAATGAGACAATTTGAGACGTTGTTATCTGAACTAGATATGGCTGGTTGGACAGCGGTTCAAGGAAATCGTTGCGTGCGAATAGATACTGAGGTTCAAATAATTAGGTTGGGTAAAACAGAAATAAAGAATGTTATTGAGGGTGATGAAATATTAACAAATGATGGGTATAAAAAAATTACTACTGTTTTTCCAATAGAAAAACAACCAGTTTATAAAATTAAATTAAAGTCTGGTAAGGAAATATTTGTTTCTAGTAAACATGAATTCCCAGTTAAATGTGGTAAATTAAGGTCAATATCTACTGGGTTAAGTGTTGGTGATAAATTATTAACTAAAAAATAGTGTAAATATTTCTATTTCTGTTACTATTTAATTAGTAAGGATTATGGAGTTAAAAAAAAATAAATGATAGAACACAATTTAAACTTAGACGATTTTGAGTTAGATGAAATTGAATCAATAGAATTAATCGGAGAAGAGGACACCATTGATATAACAGTAGAGGAAACACATATGTTTTACGCTAATGATATCTATACACACAATAGTTCTCTTTCAGCAGAAGTGGTGGAAGCAAACCAAATGGGTGGTTCTATTAAAAAAGGTCAGATTGGTCACTTTATCGTGTCAATCGCTAAAACTTTAGACCAAAAAGATGATGGTACAGCAACTATGGCAATACTTAAATCTCGTTTTGGTAAAGATGGTGTTATATTTCAGGATATTAAATTTGATAATTCAAGGATTCAAATCGATATGGGTGAAAGTAAAGGTGCTAGGACAAAAAAAGAGCATACTGAAGATAAAAGTGTAAAACAGCAATTAAGAGTTAATACATTATTTGCAGCGGCTAAGGCACAAAAAACAAAGACCGAAGTAATGGAGGGGTTAATAGTCCCAGTATAAATAAATAAAAACAAACAAACAAACAAAAAATGAGTAATATTAGTGGAGTAGAAGAAATAGAACCAATCTTAGTTAAAAATTCGGACCGTTTTGTTATTTTCCCAATTGAACATGAAGATATTTGGAAATATTATGAAATATCTTTAGAATCAATGTGGACGGTAAAAGAAGTTGATTTATCTAAAGATATTGACGATTGGAATAATAAATTAACTGAAAATGAAAGGTTTTTCATTAAAAACGTATTAGCTTTTTTTGCTGCCTCAGATGGTATCGTAAATGAAAACTTGGCAGAAAATTTTTTAAAAGAAGTTCAGTATACTGAAGCATCATTCTTTTATGGTTTTCAAATTATGATGGAAAATATACACAGTAATATGTATTCACTATTGATTGATACGTACATCAAAGACACCAAAGAGCGAAATGAATGCTTTAAGGCGATAGAATATATGGAACCAGTCAAGAAGAAGGCTGATTGGGCTTTAAAATGGATTGAATCCGAATCATTTGCTGAAAGATTGGTGGCTTTTGCTGCTGTTGAAGGAATATTTTTCAGTGGTTCTTTTTGTAGTATATTTTATTTGAAATCAAGAGGTTTGATGCCTGGATTATGTGATAGCAACGCATTCATTTCAAGAGATGAAGCACTACATTGTGATTTTGCTATTCACTTATTGAATAATCACATCGTAAACAAACCATCTAACGAAAGAATTAAAGAAATTTTCTTGTCAGCATTAGAAATTGAAAAAGAGTTTATTACCGAATCTTTACCAGTTTCTCTTATTGGTATGAATTCTGAATTAATGAAAAGATATTTAGAATTTGTTGTTGATGGTTTATTGGTTCAACTTGAATGCGACAAAGTTTTTAACACTAAAAACCCATTTGAATTTATGAACCAAATTGCTTTAAAAACAAAACAAAACTTTTTTGAAGGTCGTTCAACAGAGTACAAATCAGCTGATTTAAGTGGACCTATTTCATTTGATGAAGAAATTTAATAAAAAAAAATATGCAAGTAATTAAAAGAAACGGGAATAAGATTGATTTTAACCCGAATAAAATTCTAACAAGAATTAAAAAACAATCAGAAGGATTAAAAGTAAATGCGGATGATGTATTTATTAAAGTAACACAAGGTATTGCGGATTTAATGACAACTAATCAATTAGATGACTTAATTTCTGTTGTGGCCGAATCTTTAGCAATGAATCATCCAGATTACTCAATATTAGCCGCTAATATTTCAATAACTAAACTTCATAAGGAAACTGAGGAATCGTTTATGAAAGCGACTAAAAAGATGTATAACGCTGGTCTATTAAGTGAGGTTTACTTCAATAAAGTAAAAGATAATATCGAATTAATTGAGTCAGCAATTGATTATAAAAGAGATTTTCATTTTGATTATTTTGGGTGGTGTTCTTTAAAAGATATTTATCTTCTAAAATTGAAAAACGGTTCAATCGTTGAACGACCACAACACTTATATGTTAGGGTTGCTTTAATGATAACGGGAACACCAGAAGACTTTTTAGAGAAGTATGATGATTTAAGCTTTCAAAAAGAAAGTCCAGCAACACCTTTAAAAATTAACATTGGTACCACAATTGGACAAATTGCATCATGTAACTTATCAATAATTCCAGAGGATTCAACTGATGGTTTATTAAATATTTTATCTAGAATTGCAATTTCATCGTCAAAGGCAGAGGGTATCGGATTAGCTGTTTCTAACATGCGTTCTAAAGAAAGTAACGTTGGTAAATCTAACGGAAAAGCTGGTGGTATTTTGAAATATTTAAAAATTGTTAATGAAACACTTAGGTTTTGGAATCAACGTGGTAAACGACCAGGTTCCTGTGCAATCTACATCGAACCATGGCATAAAGATGTATTTGATGTTTTAGATATTAGAAAAAAAACAGGTGATGAAACAATGAGGGCCAGAGATTTATTTTCGGCCTTATGGAATACAGATAATTTCATGAGAGCAGTTGAATCTGGAGGAGATTGGTATCTATTTTGCCCAGATGACATAAAAGAAGCTGGTCTAAAACCATTTTATGAAATATATGGTGTTGAATTTGAAGAAGAATACGACAAAGCTGTGGCTTTAGGTATTGGAACCAAGATAAAAGCTTATGATTTATGGTTAAAAATATTAGAAGCCCAAATTGAGACTGGTATGCCTTACATGTGTCACAAAGACCATGCTAATAAAAAATCGAACCAAAAAAACGTTGGTATGATTCATTCAAGTAATTTGTGTGTTGATGGTGAAACAATTATTAAAACAAAATATCATGGTAAGGAAGTTGATTTTAATATTTCCGATGTTGTTAACGATTTTAATGTAGAACACGGTATAGAAGTATTAAGTTATAATATTGAAACAAATAAACCAGAATATAAAAAGATAACAAATGCTGCCTTAATGAATGAGTCAGCTGATGTTTTAAAGATAACTGATGAGGAAACTGGTAAACATATTATTTGCACACCAGAACACCAAATATTCACAAAAAATAGAGGATATGTGTTAGCTAAAGATTTAGTTGAGACTGATGTATTAGAAATATTAAATACAAAAACGTAAAATGATAAAAATAGAAAAATTAAAAGAAAATAAAAAGGTGTATGACATTACAGTTGAAGGTAATAGTAATTTCTTTGGGAACGGTATCTTAGTACATAATTGTGCAGAAATTATGGAATCGACTGATTATCAGACAACTGCGATTTGTACGCTTACAAGTATCCCAGTACATAAATTTATTAAAGATGGTAAATATGACTTTATTGAGTTAGGAAGGGTTGCTCGTTCAATAACTAAATCACTTAATATCGCAATTGAGGTCAATGAATATTCTACAAAAGAAGGTAGAAAAGGTGGTTTAGAGCAAAGAGCATTAGGAATTGGTATTCAAGGATTAGCCGACACATATGCGATATTAAAACTTCCTTTTACTTCAGAAAGTGCAAGGAAATTAAATAAAAACATTTTTGAAACCATTTATTATAATGCACTTAAGGAATCTTGTAATTTAGCTAAATCAAGTGGTTTAAAATATCATGGGTATGAAGGTTCACCTATTTCTGAGGGTGTTTTCCAATGGGAAATGTGGGGAATAAATGAAGAAGATTTATCTGGTCTTCATGATTGGAAACAATTAAGAGAAGACATAATTAAATATGGTGTTAGAAATTCTTTAGTAACAACAGCACCACCAACTGCTAGTTGTCAAGTTATTGGAACTAGAATACAAACCGAAAACGGTGTTAAATCCTTTAAAGATATATTGGAAGAAAATAATATCGATTGGTCAGCTTTAGAGGACAACAATTTACAACAATGGTTACCATTAAAACCTTTTAATGTAAAAACCACTAATGGTTACGAAGAAGTTGATAAAATTAAATACAATGCGTATTCAGAAGTGTACAAAATAGAAATGGAAGATGGTTCTATTTTTGAGGCAACACCAAACCATAAGTTTAAGGTAAATAGAGATGGTCAAGAAACTTGGGTTGAAGTTAAAGACCTCTTATTAGATGACGATATTTTAAATATTTTCGAATAACCCTCGATGTTTTGTTATCAAATAAAAAATATTAATAAATTAAGAAAAAAAAAATGAAAATAAAAAAAATATCTAAAGGAGAAGTAAAACCAACATGGGATATTGAAGTACCTAATGTAAATCATTATATAATGGAAAACGGTTGTGTTAGTCATAACTCAGCTAGAGTAATTGGGGCAAACGAAGCATTTGAACCATTTACGTCAAATCTTTATGTTAGAAAAGTAACTGGTGGTGAATTTGCGATGGTAAATAAACATCTAGTAAGGGACTTAGAAGCTGAAGGATTATGGAATAGAGATATTTTACAAGAATTAATTAAAAGTGAAGGAAGTGTTCAAAATATTTCAGCAATTAGTCAAGATTTAAAAGACATTTACAAAACAGTTTGGGAGTTGTCACAAAAATCTTTAATAGAAATGTCAGCTGAAAGAGGTCCATTTATTGACCAATCACAGAGTTTAAATTTATTCTTCGCTACTCCAACGGTAGGTAAATTAACAACAGCACATTTTCTAGCTTGGAGATTAGGGTTAAAAACTGGACAATACTATTTAAGAAGTCAACCAGTTGAAATGAAAGCTAAACACTTAGCTATTGACATGAGTAAAGTAAAACAACCAGAAAAACCGACAGAAAGTCAATTTGAGTGTGAAGGTTGTTCTACGTAAAATAAAACAAAAAGTAAAAGGGAACCAATTGGCTCCCTTTTTTAATTCCTATATTTACTTATAAAAATTAAATGTTATTATATTTATAAATTAAAGAATAATATGGCAAGATTTATAAATATAAACTACCCGTTTAAAGATAGCGATAAAGGACATTTTTTGGCTTTGAATGATAATGATACCCAAGCAGTAAAAGCTGACCTACTACATCTAATTCTTACTAGAAGAGGTCAAAGACTTTATAAACCAGATTTTGGTACAGATTTAATGAAGTTTATATTCGAACCAAATGACGAATTAACAATGAGCGGAATTAAAGAAGAAATCCACAACGTAATAAAAGCATATTTCCCCCAATTGACAATTGATGAACTTTCAATTGTTGAATCAGAAGAAAGTGACCATGCGGCAACACTAACAATAAGATATTCAATAACAGACGATGTATTTACAACATCAGATATGATTGTTGTAAACATATAAACAAAATAGTAAAAAATTTTAAAATATATTTTTTATTACCAGAGTCATAAATTCGATAAATACCTCTTTCTAACATTATGTCATGTTCTGACTTGGTTTTATCATAACCATCTTTAACTAACAAATCTTTTCGGTAATTAAACCTATATTTCCTTTCTTTATTTATAATATAAAAATAGCTAGGTTTCGAGTCATGAATAAATTCAAAACCTAATTTTTCATATAAATTACCAACACTCCATCGTTTATCGGCATAACTAATAACTTCTTTTGGGTTATAATTTTTTATAAAATATTTAAATAATTTATCGGCCCCACCAATTACACTCGTATCTAACTCATTGACAAATCTAAGTAATTCATATGAGTTTTCTTTTTTATTTTGACCTAAAATCTTTCTTAAATTACCAAAAGTCATTAAAGAAACTAACTTGTTTTCATAATATAACCCTAACCTAATACTTGAATTACTATATCCTTGTAAATGATTATTAATTAAAAATTCTCTGACTTGTTTTGTTGATACCTCTTTTATTTCACATTTTCTACCATAAACTCTTTTTTGTGTTAAACCAAGAATATTTTTAAGTCTAGATTTAACAATATCTTGTTTATTTAACCATTCATCCTCAAATATGTGTATTAATTGAATATCTTGTTCTGAACATAATTGTGTTTTATTGAGGTGGTAATTTTTATCTTTATATATTTCGGAATGCCAATATAACCCATTATATTCAATAGCTATTTTATGGTCTGGTAAATAAATATCTAATTCAAATGATTTTATTATTTTTCTAGTATTCTCTATAATTTTAACGTCAAGTGATTTTATAAAAGTCTTTATTTCAATTTCATGAGACGATGTACCATTATTTGAACATTTAATACAACCATTTCCTTGTCTATGTGAATCAACCCTTTGATTAAATTCACCATGAATAGGACAAATTATTTCGACTTCACCCTGAGAGTTATTGTAGATTACTTTTGAGTAATCATATTTATTATTATGAACTATACTACATATAGTTTTAAAAGTGTCGGTATTGTATATTTTACCTAAACATTCAAAACAACCTTGCTCTTTGGATAGATGGTTATTTGGTGTTTGTTCGAATTCACCATGAATAGCACAAATTATAGTGACTTTAGTTCTAGAATTAGTATAAACAACTTTTGAATAATCGTATTTATTGTTATGTATTTTTTGAGCTTTAGATATAAATAACTTTCCATCCATTTTAATTGTACCACCACAGTACATACATCCTCTACCAGATAAATGATTATCTGGCGTTTGTTCGAATTCACCATGGATAGGACAAATTATTATAACCTTAGTTTTAGTGTTCTTATATATAACCTTTGAGTAATCATATTTATCACTATGTACCTCATTAGCCTTTTGAATAAAGAATTCGATTGTGTTCTTCTGTTTATCACTAGTTTTACTTGAACCACATTTTGGACAACCTTGTTTATTACAAATGTGTTTATTAGGTTTCTGTTCAAATTCACCATGCTCACTACATATTATCTTAAGTTTAGTGTTATTATCTATATAAACTGAATTAGTATAATCATATTTACTGTTATGTATTTTATTTGATTCTAAAATAAAATCTTCTATTGTCTTTTTTTTCATACTTATTGTTTCTTTATTATAACTACGCAAATGTACGAAAAAATAATTAATTATTTGTAAATAAACAATTATTTACAAATAAAGTTAAATGATTATATTTATTTATAAATAATTAAGATGGCAAATAAGGGAATCGGTTATACGGCAAGAAATTTCGCAGATATACGTACTGAATTAGTAAGTATGGTTAGACAATATTATCCAGATATTTTTAACGATTTTAATGATGCATCAGTAGGTATGATGCTTTTAGAATTAAACGCTGCCGTTGGAGATATGTTATCGGTAAATACTGATAGGATGTTCCAAGAAACGCAAATAGACTATGCTAGAGAAAGAAAGTCAGTTTTGTCAATGGCTAGAACTTTTGGGTTAAAGATACCTGGAAAAAGACCTAGTGTTACTATTGTTGATTTTAACATAACTGTTCCAATAAACGGTGATACTTTTGACCTATCATACACACCAATAATTAAAAGTGGTGCTCAAGTTTCTGGTGGTGGTAAAGTATTTGAAACCACATCAGACATTGATTTTTCTAATCCATTTACACTTGGTGGTATTCCAAACAGATTAATAATACCAAATTTTAATTCAAATGGTAATTTAATTAACTATACTTTAATAAAAAGAGAAATAGTAACTAACGGTTATACTAGAATTTTAAAAAGAGTGTTAACGCAAGGTGATGTGAGACCTTTTCTTGAGATAATATTACCAGAGGACAATGTTCTATCAATTGATTCAGTTATTACCTTACAAGGCACTAGTTTTAGTTCAGAACCAACAATAGATAAATTTGTTGATGCTAACAATAGATGGTATGAAGTAGATGCGTTGGCTGAAGATAAAATATTTGTAGAAGATATAACTAAAATATCTGACGCTTCTATGGCAAGACCAGGAAAATGGATTTCAGTCACAAAAAAATTCATCAGTGAATACACTGATTTAGGTTTTACAAAGTTAATATTCGGTGCTGGTACGCAAGATACTAGTAGTTTAAATGAATTCGATTCAAATGCGGCTTTAGTGAATCAAATTGGTAATTTTATTAATAATTTGTCATTGGGTACCGTTCCGAGTGCTAACAATACTATGTTTATTAGATACAGAGTAGGTGGTGGTGCTAACACTAATTTAGGTCCAAACATAATTAATAGTCTAGGTATTTTAAATCTAATCATTAACGGTGTTGACCAAGCAAAAAATAAAGCTGTAAGGGATTCATTAAAGGTAAACAATTTATTTCCAGCTTTAGGTGGTAAAGATGCACCAAGTGTAGATGAAATAAAACACATGGTACGTTATAATTTTGCTTCTCAAAATAGAGCGGTTACAATTAAAGATTACCAGACCAGAATATCTAAAATGCCAGGAAAATTCGGTATACCCTTTAGATGCGGTGTGTTAGAAGAACAAAATAAAATAAAAATATATATTTTAGGTCTAGATAGTAACGGTAAATTATCAAATAATTCTACTAGTGTTCTAAATGAAAATATTGTAACCTATTTAGCTGACTATAAAATGCTTAATGATTATATTCAGGTTAGTAATGGTAGAATTGTTAATTTAGCTTTTGAGGTTGATTTATACATCGACAAACAATTCCCACAAGCTCAAATTATGAGTCAAGTCATAACTGAGATTAGAAATTATATGGATATAAATAAATTTCAAATGGGTGATAATATATATATGTCTCAATTAATAGAACTAATTAACAATGTTGGTGGTGTGTTAAACGTTATGGATATTAGAGTAATAAATAAGGTTGGAGGTGAGTATAGTTTAAATGAAATTTCTCAAGAATATATTGACCAGCAGACTAGAGAAATATCTTTATCTAGTGACGCTACTGTATTTGGCGAACCAACAACAATGTTTGAAATTAAGAACCCATCAAAAGATATTCAAATTCGTGTTAGGTAATATTTTCCTTTTGTAAAATAAACATTATATTTAATAAAAAAAAATATGGGTTGTGGATGTAAAAGTGATACTATTAGTGATAATCTTGTAGTGTCGGATAAAAAAATGAGGGGGGATGACTCCAATATAATTAAATATATTATTAAATTTATCGGATTTTTGATTGGTTTAATGTTATTACCGATAATAATGTTGGCGGTTATATGGTTTATGTTTGATGTGATTGTTTTAAATAAAAAAGTTGATTTCGTTCAAAGTATTAATAAATGGAAAAAACTTTATAATAAAAAAGATAAAAATAACGAAGACGATTATTACGATGACGAAGATGATGACGATGACGAATATTTAATGTTAAACGTTGAGGATATAACGAATAAATAAAAAAAACAAAATATGTCTAACAACACTGTTAGGATTAGGACTAAGCCTAATGGAGGGGATAAATATTTAAAGGTAAAACTAGAACAAGATTTTGATTTTATTGAGATTCTTTCACTAAAAATATCACAAGAAGATGCGTATAGAAACTTTTGTTCTGATTACGGTGTTGTTACTGGTAGGGTGATAATGAATAGTGGTTTTGGTGTTCCAAACGCCAAGGTTAGTGTTTTTATACCAATAGATGAAATCGATAATGAAAATTCAGAAATTAAAAACCTTTATCCTTATGACATAGTTAGTGACAAGGATTTTTTTGGGGTTAGATATAATTTACTTCCAACCAATTCAGACAACGGAAACCCTTGTTTTACACCAATTGGTACTTTCCCATCAAAAAGAGAAATTTTAGATAACCCAGAAACATTTGAAATTTATTCAAAATATTATAAATTTACCACAACAACAAATTACGCTGGAGATTTCATGATTTTTGGTGTACCAGTTGGTAACCATACAATTCATGTAGATGCTGATATATCAGATATTGGTATAGCATCTCAAAGACCTTATGATAGTATTTCTCAAGGAGCACAAGTTAACTTATTCGAAACAACAACAAAATTTAAGGGTGGGACCAATTTAGATAAATTAGTTCAGGTAAAATCAGCTAATATTGGTGTTAACGTACAACCTTTTTGGGGTGATATAGACAATTGCGAGATAGGTATAACAAGAGTTGATTTAGATTTAAATTACACCATACAACCATCAGCTATCTTTATGGGTAGTATATTTGGGGACCAAGAACAAGCAGCAGTAACTCAAAGTTGTACACCTAGAAAAGGATTAGGTATTTTGTGTCGTCAAATAAGTAGTGAAGGGACTATTGATATGATTCGTAAAACAATTAATGGTGAGATTGAAGAATTTACAGTAAACGGTGGACAACTTATTGATGAAAATGGTTCTTGGGCTTATCAAGTACCAATGAATTTAGATTATGTGATTACTGATGAATTTGGCGAACTTACGCTTTCTGACGACCCAAATAAGGGTATCCCTACCAAGGCTTCGGTTAGATTTAAAATTAGTATGGATGATTCTATTAATCCTAATCAGAACGCTAGAGCTAAATATTTAGTTCCGAATAACCCAACAAAATCAGATGAAGTAGATTATGAGTTTGGTGTATTAACAAAAGAAACTAGTTTTAGGGATTTATATTGGAATAAAATATATTCGGTATCAAATTATATTTCAAGGTTCCAAACTAGTGGGTTTTCAGGTGGTGGAAGACAAATAACTGGAATAAAGAATGTGGATGATTGCATAGGAGATAAAACACCGTTCCCGTATAATAAAGTGAACGTAAAATTTACTGCTTTGTTTTTCATTATCTGTCTATTAATCCAAATTGTTGGTTATATAATGTTTATAATCAACTCAGCAATAATCACTATTATTAATACGTTGATTTACACATTAAATATTACGATAATTCGTATTATAAACCTTATTACTGGTAGCTTATGTCGTGCTGCTAGAATCATTAGGTTGCTTAAGATTCTGTGTTTTAAACCAATAACCCCATTAAAGTATGTTCCTTGTCTACATGCTACTTGTGGCGAAAATGCTAGGATTTATGCACCTGGTTGTTTAGGAGGACGCATACCAATAGGTTTAGGTAAAACTACGTTAAGTACTTTGGAAGGTGTTGATGATATATGTCATGGCACTAATGACATATTTGATTTATGTGGTTTATCTGATTGTGTCGCTTTTGAAATGGCTAAATCTTTAGAGTTATTTAAATTCGATTTTTATAATGATTGGATTAATGGTTCTTTATATTCATTTGTTATTTCAAAATCAAAAAGAAATAAAGGACGTGAACTATTCTGCGAGTATGATTGTCGAGATTTTGGTATAAGTGCTGGTGGAGTTGACAACAATGAAGATGGTATCCCTGACAATAAATGTTTTAATAATAGGTTAGTGGATAGTTGTTTTTCTGGTGGTAAACGTTCTGAAGAGGCTGAACAATCGTCATCAATAAGGGAAGGTTTAGTTAAAAAGAAAAACGATGAATTCTTTTATGCTGGGTCAACGCACGATGGTAGTTTGAAATTATTTGCCACTGATATTATTTTATTGGGGTCAGTATTTGAATGCGATTGGCAAGGTGTTCCAAACTTAGTTAATGATTTAGTTTCAACAACATATAAACTACCACCAGACATAAATTTAATTGAAAATGATAAAGTAAGTGAGACTGGTCAAGTCAAAGTTGGTAACGGAGAAGATAGAAGTTTATTTTTCAACATAGACTGTTTTGGTTTACGAAGCGACTATAGACAATGTCTAAATATGAGACATATATGCGAATACGGAGTTGAAAATGACAAAAATAGAGAAGATGAAGGTGGTAGCAAAGCTGATACAAACATTGGTATTGACGACATTGACGTAACTGATGGTTCAAGAGTAAAATGGTTTAGAGACGCTTTTTATGCATTAAATAAAGACCGAAAAAAATGGAAACTTGAAGAATTATATGGAAGTGGTTTTAACACAAATTTTAACCTTTTAAATGACTCTATTTATGATTTCACAGCTGTAAATCAAGTAACTGGAGAAAAGGTAAACGGTTTTGAATATATTGATTTTAGAAACTACAGAAAAGGTGGTGTGATTGTGGGTGATAAGAACTTTGGACAATACGAAAACTCATATTATTTTTATTTTGGTTTATCTCCAAGAAAAAATAGTTTAGGTAAATTGAAACAATCATTTTTTAATTATTGTGACCCAACAATTGTCTCTGAATTCAATATTTTAATTTCAACTACTGCGGTTTCGGCAATCGGGACATTAGATGGTACAGTTGTAATAACATTTGTTGGTGGTTCACCAAACTATACTTTTGTTTTAAGTGGCCCGAATGGGTATAGTTTTAGTGGTTCAACTGAATCAACTGTAACAATTACTGGTTTAACTATAGGAATATATACAATATCTTCTAGTGATTCAAACGGTGTACCTGTAAATCAATCGTTTACTATTAGTAACCCACTTAGTTTATTTGCTGACGCAAGTGTTAATAAAAATAGTACAAGTGTTTTATCTCCCGATGGAGAAATTAGTTTATCTAATATTGGTGGTGGTACTTCCCCATATACTTATACTTTAAAAAATAGTAGTGGTGATAATATAATTACTAATGAACTCTATGTGTCACCTATAACTATACGTGATTTACCCCAAGATGATTATAGATTAATTGTTTTTGATTCAGTTGGTGGGTCGATAATAATTACGGGTTTAGTTGTTTCAGGTGCATCATTATTTACGTTAGCACTCACTAAACAGGATAATCTTTGTTTTGGTGATACAATCGGTATAATAAACACTTTAATAGTAGGTGGTCAACGACCGTTTGTTACCTATGTGACTGCTGATAATGGTTACGAGAATTTTGATTTGTCTAATCAAAATTTAGCAAATGGTCGATACACCATTAAGGTTACTGATAATTTTAATACGACTGTACAAGAAGAGATAGAAATTATCAGTATTACACCATTTATGGAAATAGAAAAAGCAGATGAGACTACACTAGCTCGTCAATGTAGTGCAACTGAGTATGTTATTAAATTTAAAGTTACTTCACCTTACAGTGGGTCACAAGTTTATATTCAGTATTCATTAAATTCTTCTGAAGATTGGAAACGAATAACTGTTAATGGTTACATTGATAGTGATAGTGTTTTAACCTTTAACATACCAAGAACTAAACTCCCGTTTGGTGGTATGGAACTAAGGATGGCCAACATTGAATATACATGCTTTAGTGAAATAATAGAAATTGATACTTCAGAAATGATACTCCCATTAGTTCCATTAATGATAGTTGCGGGTAACCAAGTTATACAACTTTCAAATTCAACAGTTAAGTTTAAATTTAATATTAGTCATTTATTGTCAAATGAAGTAAATAGAGGACCTTACGAGGTGAAATATCAAGTAACAGCAAGAAGACTAATTGGTGGTCAAACACCTAGTCAAGTTATTGGTTCTGAACAAACAACAACAATGATTACTAACGAACAATTAATTACTGGAAACGTTGCACAAGTTAATGGTCAAAACGCCACTAACTGTACAGTAAAAGTAAGAGTAATAGATAATAAGGGTTGTGTTTCAAATACCATATCCATTAACATAACCCTACCACAATGAGAATTCAACAAAGATTAAATAATGAGAAATCAAAAGATTCCGTTAATAAAGATGTTTTATTAAATTTAAATATTAGTGGTAAAAATAAACTTCTACCAACTAACGAGATAAATCGAATAGTAAATCTTGCAGATAGGTTTAATACTGAAAGACAAAGATGTAGTTTCTATCGTTTAATTGGAACAATAAACCCATTGGTTTCTAACCCATTGTTTAATTTAACTAATTCAATTTTATTAGATAAAAACACCATAGCTGGGTTTAATAAAATTGAATTTTTAGATAAAACATTACCTAAAAATAACAGCATAATGGATAGTAACGATTTATATTTTAATGAATCCATTACTAATAATCTAAAAGAAAAAGATGGTTGGTTCGGTTATTACGAACCAAACAAAAATATAAAGGGGGTTTGTGGTTTTAATGATATGGAGCCAAAAAGAAGTAGATTTTCGTTTCTACCAGACAATAACCCACTAATAAAAACATCAGAAAATACTCCAGTAAAAAACTGGGAAATTGTGATAACATATCCAAAATCGGCTGATAGAGCACACCCAATGGTTAACGGTGGTCTTCTAATTATTGAAACTAAAACAGTAACTGTTTCAACAAAAGAAATGACTGCATTTGGGATAGCTTGTAACCATAATTTAACTATTGGGGATACCGTTAAAATTACTGGAACTAGTGGGTATAATGGTATTCACGAAGTGGTTTCAGTTGGTTTAGATAATGGTGATTACAAAAATTATTATTTTACAATTAATGCTCCAAATACAGGTGCGATAAGTAATTCATCTAGGTTTAAAAAAATAGTAAACGAATCAGAATCTGAATATTATTTTAGAAAATTTTCAAAAATAAAAACTAGATTGTCGGAATATATGGAATCAGATGATTATGAATCTTATCAATTAGGTTTTAGTCAAAATATCTTTAATGACCAAATAGTTCAATATGTTTTAAATGAAGATATTGATGTTAATGGTTTAACCGATAATCTAGGTAGACCTATTAGCGAGATTTACGTTACTACTATAAAAACCTCTAGTAATGGTTTATTTACGAATGTATCTTCTGGGATTGAAACACCCTTTTTAGAAAGATTAAACGATAGTGGGTTTCATGAGTATTTACAATCAGTTCCAGTTATAAACAAAATTCATAATGGTGGTTCTATTCCTTTTAAATCACATACACCATTTGAAAATAACGTTATGATAGATAATAATAATGGGTTTACGAATAATAACGAATTTTATGGGGATTTAGTGGAGTACAATGAAACATTATTGGATGAAACTATTTTAGCTGTTATTTCACATAGATTTAACACAATAAATAGAGAATCGTCATCACCTATCACCTACTTAAAAAATAAGTTATCTAACACTAACGAACAAATAAACCTAGGACCAAGACAAGAAGGATATTTTTATCAACCGCATCATAAAATAAAAATTAGGGAGTTTTCCAATTACATAGAAGAGGGTGATTCGGATACGGATGGGATTCCATTATATGCTAAAGAAATGGATGATGGTAGAATTTTATGGAGGGATTTATTAGATATTGGTTTTAACGAAACGGATTCTCAATCGATTGATTACCCATTTTTAAATGGTGTTCACTATTTATATAATAGTCAAACCTTTGCATTAACAAGACAAGACCAATTTGGGTTATGGAAACTTTACTACAGTAAATTCCCAGCCGACCCTACTGGTGATAGAATAACAGATAGATTTTCAATTAATACAGAAAGTACAGCAGATGAATGTTAATAAATTTAAGATACCTCTATCTTCATTTAATGGGGTCTCAGCGACAACAATAAATTTCACGATACCAATGGAATATCAAGTAGTTGATAATTCTGAGTTAATTGAAAAAGAATTTGTTGAAGTTGAAGTTGAAAAAGCGATTAATTCGATATTAGATTATGATAGAACTAGGTTTTCACCAATAAATTCAAGTGGTAGACCTTTAGATAAAATTATCTATAAAATTAATATGTTAAATGAAGGACAATATGTGGATACATTTGGTCTTATTGGTTTCGATAACGAAGATATTAAATTCAGAAAAAGTTCATTTAAACAAACATTTTTAAGTTTACTTTTTTATGATAGTGATAATCCAATGACTCAAAATATAGTAACCAATGCAAGTTTGTATGCTAATTTAAACACTGGAGATTTTTTACCATCTAGTCAATCTATCTCAAGTTCAGGACAACCAAAAGACGTATCAAATATACCAATAAATTTTATATTGGACAACCCATTAACTTCACCAAGAGGTTTCGCAGAAGGTTATTATTTATACGATTATAAAGATAGTTTAAAAATAGGTGAAGAAAAATATCTTTACATGAGAGCTGGTTTTAAAAATGCTAAAACAGGTAAGTCAACTAACTTAATGGTTAAAAACACACCACAATTTATAGATAAATTATTACACGAACTTTATACTAGATTTATATTGACTAGAACTAGTAAGGGATACTTTTACGAAGTTGATTCTACTTATCAAGGTAATCTTAGTGTTGGTGCGTTCACTAATGTTGAACACACGACTAAAAATACAATAATAAATTTATATCAAATAAATGCATTATAATGGAAACAATTAAAAGAAAAATACATTTGGAGTCTAGCATAAATAGAGAAGCAGGAAGTGAAAATTGGGGAACTTTAACAGCAACTACATTCTATATTAAAGTTATGTTGACTCAAAATATAGATGATATGGGTTTATTTACCGATATTGATTTTATTCCTAAAAACAAGGTAAATGAAATCCCAGACTATTCTATTTTGGTTTCAAAACTAAATGAATCAAATTTAACGTTTCCATTTATGAGTGTACCAACTAGATACCCAATTAATCTAAGTGAAACAGAAAAAGTGACTTTAAGGGTCCCAAGTATTGACGAAACGTCTTACTACTCAACTTTAAATAAAAGATTAAGCGGGACGACTGATAGTAAATTAGAGGACTTAAGAACATATAAAACATCAGACCCATTTAGAACAAATTTTAACGTAGGGAGTGAAACCTATGTTAACTATAAGGATTTAAGTGTTATAGGTGTAAATAGGATTATTTCAATGAATGAACCTAAAATATATGTATTTGATACAGTAGATGACGATAAAATAGGTACTTTAGAGCAAACTAACGGTATTCAATACATGGATTTTTATAGTGAACCTCAAAATCCCAATACGAACAGAAATATCCCCTATAGTACTTTTATGTTTGTTAATGAAGGTTGGAATATGACGAATACTTCATTATCTGCATTAATTAAAAAAAATTATTTATTTGGCATTATTTCTACGCCAGAAATAAAAAACGATATCTTTATAGATAGAGGGGCAATAAACCTTTTAGGACCACATTTAAGATTAGCAGAAATAGGAAACATCTCAGAACTAGTTAGATACGGTAATGGTTATTATAATATAAATAAATAAACAACAAATGAATCTTTTTAATTAAACATGTATTTTTAATTAAAAAGAGTTATGTTAAATAAAAACAGAAACAAACATGTATTTTGCAACAGGAAATTATGGCGTAGTAAGACCAGCAGATATATCTCCAGAAGATGTTGAGATATTTTATCACTACAGCCCTTCTAGGGATTCTCAAGGAGAAACAACTTTAAATAGATTAGTACCATCAGAGGTATTAATTAAAATTGACCACCCAAACAAAACTGTTACTGGTTTTGAGGTATTTGGTGGTATGTATACTTTAAAATTACCAGTAGCAACATTTGGTGCTAAAGGTTTTTATTCAATAATTATTAAACCTGTTGAAATCAGAACAAAAATAGTTGACGTTGGTGTATTATCAGCATATCCAGATATAAAAGGACTTGTTTTTGACATCTCTAATTTACCAGCACAATTTCTCAGTAAATTCGAAAATGATGGTTTAGTTGGTTATAGAATAGAATATTTGAAAAGCGATAACCCCAATAGTACTTCAGATGCTAAATTAAACGGGTTATTTAGAGTAATAACCTCGAATAACAGAGCGGAACCAGTAAACCAGAATTTAAGTAACGTAATGCAAAAAGCGATTAGGTATCGTTTTAATGATAGTTCTTCACTTTCCTTTTGTACTGTATCACCAGCGTCTGCGTCTAATGTAAGACCAAACGCTTTACCATTTATTGGTCAACCTGACCAACAAATAATTTTAACCAACACATTATTTAATCCAATAATGATTGAGGTTGAGATGGTTGAACACGATATTGAAACTTTAGCGTATGCTTTATTAGGAAATCAAACAAAAAGCCTTGATGATGGTATTTATACTATATACAATTTTAATAATGATATTTATAAGCAATTTAATTTGTATGAAATAAAAGATAGATTTACTGGTAAACCATTGTTCGAAGTTAGAGAAGAAAGAACTGGAATTGATTTTACTAAAACATTTAATAATGTTACTAATATATAAAAATAAATGGAGAAATTTAAAGCTGTTGGGTATGTAAAAAAACATGTATATAACGGTAACATTGAATATAGAAATTTTACACCAGACTTAGTTGGTTTACAACTAACTAGTGATGGTGGTACCCCATTGTTTACTATGGGTAATTTTTCTATTACCACAAACATGGAAGCTAAAAATACGAAAATTTTTAATGTGGATAAATTTTCTGATTTTTATTCTTTATCTACATTAGACGTAACTGAAGAACAGACAAAAATGTTACTGGCTAATAATACTGGAACTTATTTAAACTTAGATAAAACTAAATTAAAATATTATGCTTTATTTGGTTCTTTAACTGAATTTATTAGAGTGAATTTAGAAGAAGTAATCACTAAATGGCCAGCTTCATTATATGTAACTTCTTTAAATACAAACACTCTTGGTTTAGTTGAGAATCTAGATACTATGGGTGACTATTTGTATGATAACATCACCGATACTTCTACTTTTTTAGTAAATACTAATTTAATAACAAATAAATTTATAATAAATTACTTAAAAAGTGGGTCTATTGTCGAAACATTTAGTGAGACTAATGATTTAAGGAATTTAGTAAGTAATTATAGGTCTTATGTGATACTGGTTAATGGTGTTGAATTTCCCATTATTGGGTTTGTTGGTTCAAATAATGTTTCTTCAGATTTTTTGTCTTTAACAGTAAAAGGTGATGTATTGAAGGACAAAAGCACTAAAATTAGTTACCATATAAAACCTAATAAATTAATTGAAGGGTTATTTTACAACGATTTAAGTGAATTTAATGGCTATTTATTAAATAGATATTCGTTTCCAAAATATAAATCTTACTTTAATACCCCAAAGAGAACCGATAGTGGTTTGGTTATTTATTCTAATGAATCTTTAACATGGCCAGTTACCGATGGGTATAATATTGATTACGATAGTACTGAGTACATTTCTTTCGCTTCAAAATTATTTAATATTGCAGAAAATAGTGATTCAATTAATAGTAATTTAATGACTAGGTTTTTAGTGTCAGAATCTATATCAGCTTTTGACACGGTACCCGTTCATTTAGCTGAAGAACACATTGATACTTCAGGACAAAAAGTTAATAAAACGCTACAAATATATGGGGTTAGTTTTGATGAAATAAATAAATTTATTACTGGTATTTCATTTGCTAATACAGTAACTTATAATAAATTAGATAATACACCAGATAAATACTTAAAGACCCTAGCAAAGGTTTTAGGGTGGGAATTGGTTGCACCTGTATTAGATAATAACTTACTGACTAACTATATTGCGACATCAGACAAACAATACGGGGGTGAATCAGTTGGCTTATCACCAGTAGATGCAGACATTGAACTTTGGAGAAGGATTATATTAAATACGCCTTGGATTTGGAAATCAAAAGGTACTAGAAAAACAATTGAATTTCTATTAAAATTTATTGGAGCACCGCAAGGATTAATCGAATTTAACGAATATGTCTATGTTGTAGATAAACCATTAGATTTAGAAATTTTTAGTAAAGTCTTAGAATTAAATGGGTTAGATACAGAGTTAAGTTTTTATCCTATTGATTCTGAAGGCTTTCCTTTCTTTTCAAGTAATACACCAGACTTATATTTTCAGAATAAAGGTTTATGGTATAGAGAAACTGGCGGTAGTGGTTCTACTATAGATATTTCATCTGGTAATAACCCACATTCAGGTCCTTACGATGGTGGGAGTACATACATTAATCAATTAAAAAATTTAATACCTAATTTTTCGGCTGTTACGATTAGTGGTGAAACATCTTCAACGGAAACAACTAATTTATTCTTGAATTATTCTATGGGTGAGATAACTGGATATAGTGGCGAAACGTTTGTCAATGTTGTTAACGTTGATGGAAGTGAGTTAACTGATTGTACGGAGGTTATTATAGAAATAGTTTCCGACCCAATATCAGAGGAGAATTTGGACTTATGTGGCTGCCCTACTGGTCTTAGTGATGACGCTTTAAGTATTTGTATCAAAGCGACACTTAGGCTTGTTGAACCAACCTTACTTTGTGATAACTTAGTTAGCCCCCCAACAAATAATACCGATACGGACATGTATGTTTTTGAAAAATATCAATACAATTCTGATGGGTCTATTTTTATGGTTAATGGTGCTGTAGTCCCGTTCGTAACTAATTTCATTGATAGAGCGTGTTGTGAATTTTTGGGTGGTTTACCCACATTAGTTGAATATTATAATCAAGTAACCGATGAAAGAATAAACGGCTACATTTGTTGCACTGGACCAAACTGTAACGTTCAAGTGGATTGTAAATGTGGTTGGTTACTTTCTGATAAAATAAATACGTATAACGACTTTTTAGTTTTCGTAGATAATTCTGGGATTGAGACAATTCTTGTACCTAATAATTCATTTTGTCCACTATTATGGTCTAATGCGGAAGTTGATGTAACCGAACCAAGCACTGGATTTACAGGTATTGCTTGTCGAATAACTATACCATCTGATGGTTTTACTGAAAATATTGCCTTATTAAGAATCGAATACGAAAGACGAAGTAGTTTACCTGATTGTTGTGATTTTACTTTTCAACCACCACAAGTAACAGGTTGTCAATGTGGGTGGTTACTTTCTGATGAAATAAATATAGGTAGCGAATTTTTAATTTTTATAACTGATATTGTAGATAATTCTGGGTTTAGAATTGAGACAATTCTTGTGCCTAATAATTCATTTTGTCCACCATTATGGTCTGTTGCAGAGTCTGGTGTAACCGACCCAACTACTGGAGTTATAGGTATTGGGTGTAGAATAATTATACCATCTGATGGTTTTACTGAAAATATTGACTTATTAAGAACCGAATACGAAATTAGAAGGCGTTCAACTGATTGTTGTGATTTTACTTTTCAACCACCTCAACCAGTAGAACCAAGTTGTTTATGTTACACTTTAACTCCGACTGAGGGTCAGGACGAACCACTAATTTCTGGTAGAATATTTACTTTCACTAGATGTGGAGAGGATGTAGCGGAGGTTATGGCTATTGAATTTGGTCAAAGTATTAATGTTTGTTTATCGTCACCAGTTATTAGTGTTAATGGTGGTGCAGAGATAGGACTAAGTATTAACAATTGTTGTATAGTAATACCAGACCCAGAAATTGGTTGTGTGGTCCAACCAAATGCAGGGACAAACGGAACACTAACAGTTGGGGTAGTTTGTGTAGGAACTACCCCAACAAATGCAGATTTATTTGCAGCATTGTTAGGAACACCAGCATCTGGTGGCACGTGGAGTAATGTTGGATTGGTTTATACCTATACAGTCACTGGAGTCGCTCCTTGTGTAAATGCAACGGCAACAGTAACCGTTACAGAGCAAGCTCAACCAGTAGAACCAACAACAGCTTGTTACGAAACAGCAATATTCAATAATACAACTTGTGCTTGGGAAGTAACAGGAACACAACCAGTAGAACCAACAACTGCATTAGAATGTTGGGAAACTAGAGGGTTTAACGATACAACTTGTGCTTGGGAAGTAACAGGAACACAACCAGTAGAACCAACAACTGCATTAGACAGTTGGGAAACTAGAAGCTTTAACGATACAACTTGTGCTTGGGAAGTAACAGGAACACAACCAGTAGAACCAAATTGTGTATGTTACGATTTAACTTCTATTCCAATAGCAGACCCAACCCAAACACAACCTTTTGGGACTAGATTTACTGTCTATAGATGTGGACAGGATGTAGCGGAATCTATATTTGTTTTACTTGATGAAACTGTTTGTGTATCAGCTCGTCCACAAGGTGTTGCGATAGCATTAGATGAGCGTAACGGTAATGGAACAATAGATGAGCCTAACGGTAATGGAACAATAGAAGTAAATACTAACAATTGTTGTACAGAAACAGAACCACCACCAAGAGGTTGTGAGGGACCTAATGGTGATTTTGATATAAGCCATTGTCTAGAATAACCACCACCATTTACTGGCGGTATTTGACCTAATGGTAATTATTATTGTGCACCATAATAAAATAAATAAATAAATAAATAAATAAATAAAATGATTGAAGGGGGAAAAAATTGGTGTGATGATTTATGGTCTACTGTTATGGAAAACCGTGGTGAGTATTTGGTTTATAACCCAAATGGGTCGATATCAATTTATTTACCAAATGGTGATGGTATATTAACACCTAGAGTTGTTTCCGAAGAATGTTGTTTATTCTTAAATGGTTCAGAACTTGTCAAAGGTGTGCTCCATTACGATTTAGATGCACAAACGTGTATGTGGAAAACAAAAGAAGAACCAGAAGTAGAATGTGCTGTTCCAGAACAAATTAAAATAATATTAAACACAAAAGAGGAAGATGGAACATTGTATTCATCTGATATTAACGATAACTGTTCATTGAGAATTGATTTTGATTACTTATTTAAATTAAAATGTGAAAGTTTAAATAATTTAGTTCGTAATCAATCACTCCCTAGGTCAATATTACGTATATTAGAATCAATAAACTTAACAATGTCGCTTGAGATTATAGAAAACGATGATTTAGTTTCAGTTGACTCAAGTTCTGTTTTTAGCAAAATTGGTTCTGGTAACATGTATGATTACCTTACGATTCACCCTAATAATAGTGGTTTTTTTATTTCACCAACCAATAGTACGCAATCTATTATTTTTAATGAATTAACATTTACTGGCGAAACTACTATTGAGGACTCAAACCCAAATGTTTGTTCGGTAGTAAAACTAATCATATTACGAGAATTATTTGATGAATCTGGGTTAGTTACTCAATCAAACGGTGAATCAGTTTTTAATAAATCATTAGCATCTACAATAATGGGGTCTACTTGGTTGAACCATAGTACTTTAATTACTGACCAAGCGGTTATTCGTAGGATAGAAAATAAGAAAATTAAATTATCCTTAACGTTAAATGATAGTTATGGCGAATTTTGTGTTTTGATTGATAACATTTCAATTAATAAAGAATGTGTTCAAGTTGAGCGTGAAGATATTTTGATTACAGAATCACCTGGATTTAATTTAACTAGGGTAATTGACAACAAGAAATCTTGGGTAGACGGTAGTTCGGATGATAGAGAATTTGAGATTAAAAATGTAAACAATACTGAAGTTATTAGAATAACTGATTATGTGGTTCCAGACGATAGGTTAATTATTAACTCAAAGGAAATTGATTTAGATATTAACATTGCGAAAGCAATTGAGTATGATGTATGGAAATCCATTTTAAATAACCCATGTATTTTAAATCCAGAAATTAGTACAGATACTTGTAACAATGAGGTTTCTAACAAGGGTTGTGGTGATTACGTTGACTTTAACAATTTAGTTTCTATTAACTTTGACGAAGAACAAAGTCTTAGTAAAATAAGAGAATTTTTTAGTAAAGAATTGATTGATGTAAAAAATAGGCAAACAATTAATTCTTATGCAACACTAAGAACACTTTACGATAGGTATAATAACAACAACGAATGTGGTGTAATTACTTCTGGTTTTAATTATTATACAATAGAAGAGTTTGCTAAACTAATGGGTGACTATTGGGTGGACTTAATAGAACAAGTTATTCCATCAACGACAATTTGGGGTAGTGTTAAAATTTACGGTAACACTATTTTTGACCAACAAAAATTTACTTATAAACAAAGTACTTTATTTTCTTGTGTTGAAGCTAGACCTAGTAGTGGTTGTAATCTAGTGTTAAATAATTTAAATTTAGTAAATGAATGTTTAGGTAATTTATTAGATACTTTTATAGACGAATGTCCGTAGATAATTAATAATAATAATAATAATAATAATAATAATAATAATAATAATAATAATAATATGTATTTATTTGACTTAGAGGGCTTAGATTGTGTTTCTATACCATCAGATTGGTCTGATTACGCTACCACATTACGGGAATTAAATAATGCAGCTATGAGATGTTTTGGTACGTATTATACTTACTCTATTGAAAGTAATAGTTTATCAATAAGTACTGTTAATAAATTAACGGTTTTACGTCAAGAGCTTAATGAGGCGATTAACTCACATTACGATAATATGGATATATTGACCGATAAATTATTTGACCTAAACTCTACTAATTGTTTTGATAGAATATTTTATGATAATTACATTGCTTCTTTTAAAACCATATACGACATTCATCAAAGAATGATAATATTAGTAGAGACTAACGGTGACGGTATAGGATTTAACTTCAATGTTGGTGTGGAGTTAACAAAAATTGAAAGTGGTTCATATGAAAACAAACCGTATAAATGTAATTCGGTTTACATAAAACAGATTAACAGTGGTTCTGAGTTCATCGGTTCAGTGAATAGTAAGGCAATTTATGAAGGTGATATTGATACCACCTTCTAAAACATAAAAAAAATAAGTATAATGGCTAAATTAGTTAATAGAATAGAGGGTAATATTTTAAATCATGTGGTTACGAACACAAATTATTTAACAGGTATTACTGGGGAGTTACAAGATGGTATCCTCATCAACATTTCTGGTTTTATGGGTGTTTTACAAGACCTAAGAAATACTGAAAAAACTAGTGCGATTAATACACCTGTAATTTTCGGTTTACCGAACGAAAAGAACTTAGAGATGATAATAATTGAAATGAATTACTAATGAGATATCAAGAACCAATATATACCAATAGTGGTATTTATACAAATAGAACTACATCAAACGTAAATATGAGTTCGGATATGTATATATTCGAAACACCTATCTATAATATGGACAACGCAATTAAAATTAATTGTGGTGGTAGTGTTACGGGTGGTATTCACATATTAAACCCTACTTTAACTACAATCTCCATTAATTTTAATATAACAAACAATTTCGATAGTATTATTGATACAAACGCTAAGTTTAGGTATGAGGTCTACAAGTATTCAGATTTATTAAATGAATTTTCTGCAACACCAGTTTATAAATCAATTGAGTTTGAACAAGACTCTTTTACCTCGCTAAATACACTATCCGATGATATCCCCATTGATAAATTAGGTATCGATGGAGAATATCTAATAAAAGGTTATTATCGTTTTGAAAATCACACTGATTTTCTGAAAAAAATAGGTAAAACTGTTGATACAAGAAGCTATATACATGGAAAAGAGTACGGAATTTATAACAGCGAATACGATTACTATTTTGCGGCAATAAATCAAGCTCAAATACCACTATTTACGCAAAATAATAGTGATTCACCGCAAATTGGTGGATTAACCCAACAAGTTTTCATCCCAACGGATGGTCAAACACAATTTTTAAGTCAAACTGGTCTTAGTAGTCAATTTATAGTTACATTAAATGGGTTGGTTTTATCTTTAGGTTATGATTATAGCTATAGCGACAACTTGATTACACTGAATGAACCAACATACCCAGATGATATTATCTCAATTGTCTATTCATCAGTAGGTGGAATTAAACTAGTTAGTGATTCCATAGTTATTGAGTCACCAATATTGAGTGGTATTACGGATAATCAAGGATTTGAGTTAGTATATTTCAACACTACTAGTGAAAAATATGAAATATATACATCAATTAATTCAAACGGTAGCGTAATGGTGATTTTGAATGGTGTTACGCTAGCTGAAAACTTAGATTACTATAAATCAATAACAAACCCAAATAGACTAATTTTTAATGGGGATTTACTTTTTGGTGATATAGTTACGATGATTTATTACCCTAATACTGGCGTGTCAATGGGTTTGTCTACTAGGACACCAGAAATAACGTGGAAAATAGATAAAGCACCATCAAAAATTAATGGTTTTTTTATACTTGAAGTAGCGTTAGACAAAGAATTTTCTAACATACATTATAGTGGGGAAACTGAGTATGTTATCGGTTCAAATTATTATAGTCATGTTTTTGACCTTCAAGGGCAATTTGGTACCAAGTTATATTATAGAGTAATTAACAATAAAAGATATGAAACGATTTGTGGTGAAATAATTGACGATTCAATCGTGAGTGAGATTATTTCAATAGTTATTGCCACTAATTCGATAAATTCATATTAAAATTATTTACTATTGAATATTTATGACTATGATAACCATGATAACCATGATAACCAAAAGGTCTTATAAAAATAAATTAAAACAAACAAAATTATGTCATATATTATTAAATCAACATCACCGTTCGTTAGTATAAAACTAACAGAAAAGGGTCGTGAAAAATTAGCTTTAGGAAATTTAAATTTTAAATCTTGGGTTATTGGTGATTCTGAAATTAACTACAGTAGAGAATCGATTATAGATGGGAATGTTAGGTTCTAGTATGGTGTTAAAACCTTTTGATAGACAACCGAACATCAAATCATTTATAACTAGAGGTACATCCGTACCGTTTCAAGAAATTAATAGTTCAGTGATGAGTGTAGTTAAAGCGGTGGTAAACAACCAAGCAAAGGAAAGAGGGTTCTTTATTCGAGTTGGTGATTTAGATGTTAGCACTTTAACGGTAATTGATTATTACCAAGATTCAATTATAGTAAATAATTCGACCATCGATGGAACTATGAATATTGTATTTCCAGTAACGGCTGGAAACACAATTAACACTGGTGATTTATTGCTATTAAAATTGGGTAACGAAACAACAGGTAATGTTAACACATTAGAAAACTTAAGAGCTTTACCAAATCTTTGGTTTAAAGTACAATCAACATCAACTAGTGGTGGAGAGTTAACAATTGGGCTTGATAGAAACCTACCAAATATGGAGAACGATACAGCAGAGTCAGTATTGGTTTTCTATAAAGGTGGTGAAGTCCATGAAGTATCAAATAGTGAAACAACAACAGCACAATGGGATTCTGGAACATTGTCTTTTAATTCAAATATCAATATTAATTGTAGCGATATTCCAGTTTGGAATATGAATAATGTATGGAGTGAAAACTTAGCTGGTGTTACGGGTTTAACGTCAACAAATTTATTTGAAGATTTCACTAAGTTTGGTTCTTATAAATACTTAGGGACTAAAAGACCGTATTTGGAATATTTCGCTAGTTCTACAGAAGATTCTTCAACACCTACTAATTGTGATTTAACCACTAGTAGTTATTTAGATAATACAAATAAATCGATTTCTATAATACATTATACTAATAATTCGATTTCTAATTTATATGGTGAATTTTTCTATACTGACGTACCAAACGGTAAATATTTGAGTTTATATATGCCAACCCTAATGTACCACAGAGCTATTGGAAGCACAGGTACTACGATGGGAATGACCTTCGTTGCTACTGGTCCAACTAAATTGATACCTAATTCTGATATTGAGTACATCGATTTAATAGAAAAACCATCACTTATTCCAACATCGGCTACACCTTTGGTTATTGGTCGAATTTACCCACAACTTAAAACTTGTGTAATTCATGATGATGAAATCGTTATGGCCAATTCATATAAATCAAATAGAAATTGGACATTACCAGAATTGAGTGCAAATTTAGAATCTCCATCAACTGGGATAAATACTGGTGTTCTTGGCAGTACTCAAACAATGTATATGACATATATTTTAGAAAATTCAGATAATTCTGGTTTATTGACAGCAATGCCTTGTCAAAAATACACTAAAGTAACTAACAACACCGCATCAAGTAAGAACGTTTCATTTAAAATTAGTGAAATTGATTTGTTACCATATATGCGTAAAAAAGAAACATCATCAGACGGTTTAGGTTTCTATGCAAATAAATTCAAATTTATTTATCAAATTGTTCAAAATGCTAATGATAGACCAGACCCTACGCAATGGAGTGAAGTTGATTTCACTTCTAATGCAATAACTGTTGGGGCTGGAGAATTTATTGACCCTATATTATTAGAGAATCAAAACCCGTTAATTACTGGATTTGTTTTAGATTCTACCAAGAATGATACAGCCATTCCATTTAGTATTATTGAAAAACTAAACTTACCACCAAACACAGAACCAGATTATTTACAATTTGGTGATGAAAAATTCTTTTACGGGAATTTAACAACACATATTGGGGCCACAATCTATAAAACGATTTTTGATATACGAGTAAATGGAAGTGAATTCAATACAACTAGTAATCCAACTAGGAGTAAAAACCCTTTGACAAACCCACCGAATATTAAAATATCGGAAGTAGGGGTTTATGATTCTACTAATACACTTGTTTGTATTGGTAAACTATCAAACCCAGTTTCGTTAATTGGTAACAACACAATAATGCTTGAAATTAGTATGGACTTTTAACAATAATTAACCAAAACGGTAAATACAATATATTTATATAATAATAATAGATTTTTAATATGGGATACAATAGCTTAACACCAAATATTACCTTAACAGCTAAACTAACACCTTTAGGTAGAAGTAGAATGATGTCTGGTACGGGAAAAATAAATTCATTCGTCTTGGGTGATTCTGACGCAAATTACAACATACCAGAAGTACTTACTAGTGGTGATATACCTAGTTCCGCTGGAAACATAGGGACAAACTCAACAATAAGTAATAGTACAACACAAACTATTAACATTAAATCAAAGTTAATCTTAAACTCTAATGGTATTTCTATGAAACCAATTTCAAATAATAGTATTGACGTTTCATCGGAAGTGGTTTCAAATGGTGTAAATATTATTGGTTCTGGACTATTAAGACAAGACGTAATCGATAGGTCTTCTACGACAGATAGTCTTGTTAATTTATACTATACTTTCGGTTTACCTTTGAATGCTACAGAAGATTTTAACTATACAACAAGATTAAATAGACAAGGTGGTTTTGGTGACACCGCTTTGAGTGGTTTAGGTGTTTCTAAAATTTTAGTTATTGGAATTAATAACTCAGAATATGGTGAATGTATTGATGGTAAAACTGTGAAGATAGATATACCAACATCAGCTGGAACATATACGATTTATTCTACTTTCCAATCTGGGGTAAACACACCAAACAAGATGGATGCGTTAATCGCTGATACATCACCACAAACTAAAAATCAAGGAGATAACGTAGCAATGTTATTTTGTGATGCAATAAAAAAACCTAGTGGCAATGCTGATATGAGTTGGGCGACTGGATATGGTAATACGAAACCGTTCTCACAAAATAATAAAAAAAGTTATAATTTCCAATCATTACCAAATTTGGGTGTTGTTGTGGATGAATCGGTGGGTGTAGTTTACTTAGATAAAGGCTTCGTTGTTATTACCAACCAAGTAATTGTTAACCATTTTGATATTTCAACCGCAAATGGAACCACAATTGAATTTAATAGTGTATCAACTAATATTAACCAAAACATTATATGTATTGCAGATAGAGGTGAATTTGGATTATCAAACAATAGAACATTCAATTTAGGTGACACACCTAGAATTAGTGAGGTTGGGTTATATGATGAGTTAGATAACTTAATTGCGATTGCTAAACCCGACAGACATGTTATTAAAAACATAAACGAATTTTTAGCGATTGGTGTTAAAATTGTAGTTTAATCTTTATTTTTTAAAATAAAATGTTAACATTAATAAAAATTTACAACACAAATGGAACCAAATAAAAAAGAGTATATCCTAGCATTAGATGTATCATCAACAACAATAGGTATTTCTATTTTTGAAGACTTAGGTAGTAAAGGGGTAATTAAACTATTACACCATGTATCACCTAAAGTAAAACCGAAACCAAAAACAAAACTAGAAGAGTTATTTTTAAAAGTTGAATTATTTGAAAAAGAATTTTTATTAAATTATAAAGATTTCGGTATAACTAGAGTAATAATCGAAGAACCTTTATTACAATCAAATAATATTTATACGGTTGCTACCTTATTAAAATTTAATGGAATCATCTCAAAATCAATTTATGATGTTTTAGGGGTAGTACCAGATTTCATTTCTTCTTACGATGCACGTAAATACGCATTTCCAGAACTTATGGGGGTTAGAATCGCTAAAAAGGATGGAACACCTCTAACTGAAAAACAAATAGCTAAAAACACCCCTGTGTTATTTGGTGGTTACCCATTTAATGTAGATAAAAAATATGTTATTTTCGAAAAAGTGTGTGATTTAGAACCACAAATAATGTGGTTTTATGATAAATACAATAAACTTAAGAAAGAAAACTTTGACATGACAGATAGTTATGCTGTTGGGTTGGCTTTTTTTAACATGAGAAAATTAAATTTAATCAATTAAAATCAGTACCTTTGCGGTATGGATTTTTTTATAGTAAATGTATTAGAGAGTTTTCTAGGGGATAATAGAAAATTAAACGAAGAAACTGGACAAATTCAATTTGATTGTCCAGCATGTTCTCATGAAAAAGGTATGGTCGAAGGTGATGGTAAGGGAAACTTAGAAATCAATTATCATCGTAACGTCTTTAAATGTTGGGTATGTGGTGACACAAACAACATGAAGGGTTCAATAATGAAGCTATTAAAAAAATATGCTACACCTAAAAATATACGTGACTATCTACTTGTTAAACCAGATGCTGATAGCTTTGTTGGTGTTTATAGAGAAAGACCCATATTAAAATTACCGATTGGTTATAAAAGATTAACTGATTGCACTAAAGAAGATTTTAAATCAGACATAGCTTTAAGTTATTTAAAAAAAAGAGGGATTACTGATGAAATAATCGATGAATTTGACATTGGTTATACTTATAAGGGTGATTTTTTTAATAGAATAATAATTCCGTCATACGATTCTGATGGGGTATTAAATTATTTTATTGCTAGATGGTTTGACAAACAAAAAACAAACCTAAAATACCTAAACCCAGATGCGGAAAAACAAGAAAATATTTTTAACGAAGGGTTATTAAATCTAGATGCAACAATCTACATTGTAGAGGGTGTTATGGAACATATAATTATACCAAATTCAATACCTCTTTTAGGTAAAGTTCTATCAGTAAACCTATTATCTTTCTTACATGATAAGTCAAATGGTTTAATAGTTATTTGTCTAGATGGTGATGCATATCTAGACGCTAAATTATTATATTGGAAATTAAATTTTGGGAATTTAAGACATAGAATTCGTATAATAGAAACACCAAAAGAATATGACCCTAGCCTTATATATGAAAAAGAAGGTAGTAAAGGTATTATTAATTTATTACGTACCAGTAAAAAATTAAATGAAGGAGATTATTAAAGATTGTCGATAAAATAAACATACACACTACAATCTCCATTAACGTCAAAAGTTTCGTTCTCACAATTTCCAGTTGGTGTAAAAACTCCTTGTCTACTAAATGAAGCTGGTTGGTTAAAATATGCAGCTGGATAATATTTAAAATCATCGGCAGCTAAATATTCAGCAGTCAAGTCAAAATTAACTCCGTTGATAGTATTCCAAGCATGACCACAATACGTTTTTCCTATTCCAATCATCCCAAGAACGACTTCTACCTTAAGTTCTGGTGCTTTTACGATAAGTGTTTTTAAAATTGATAACGCATTATGGAAACACATACTTTCATATATGTTTATACCACCTAAAACTTCTTGCAAATCTTCATCCAGTTCTTCTGAATGTGATACATCTATTCGATTATTTTCGGTAATTACTTTATTGTTAACCCAATAAGCGTATTCATCTTTTCTGTCATTTGTTGCAACTAATTCTTTTAGCAATTTTTTTATCTCTTCTTTCATAAGTTTATTTTGATAATAAATAGTCTATTTCAAAAATAAAGCTTTAATAGCGATTAAAAAATAGTACTTTTGTAAAAAAAGATAAAATGAGTAAAGCAAAATTATGGGTAGGTCCATGTTATTTAGAACCAATTGAACACAAGTACCACCATAGAGTTACTGGTAAAATATATAAATCAGTTACTACCACTCTATCATCTATCGAACCACACTTTGATTCTGAATCAGTAGCCTCGGCTATCGCAAAACAATCGAATTCATCTAAGCAAGAACGTTATATCGGTTTAAGTCAACCACAAATTTTAGAATATTGGCAAAAATTAAATGATGATGCAAACGTCTATGGGACGAAAGTACATGATGTTGTTGAAAGATACTTACTAGCTAATAAATGGTATTTCCCAGATGATACTGAAAATGGTTTATTTGAACAAAAAGTAATTGAAAGTTTAGGTGAATTAAATATTGATGAAGGTATAGCCATGTGGCCAGAAAGAATTATGTTTAGCGAAGAACATGAACTAGCGGGTATGGCCGATTTAATAATAGATTTAGATGAAGAATTTTTCTCAGTTTGGGACTGGAAAACAAATAGAGTATTTAACTTTTTTAACGAATTTGGAAATCAAACACTATTTAAACCTTTCAACCATTTGCAAGCTTGCCACTACAGTATATACACATTGCAATTAAGTGTTTATGCTTACATGTATGAGCTTGAAACGGGTAAAAAATGTAGGGATATAACAATTGGGTATTGGACAAAAGAAACCTCAAAATTTAGTCGTATCCCTATTATGTATTTGAAAAAAGAAGCAAAACAATTAATTGAATTACATCACTATAACCTTATTAAAAACAGATAACATATGAACGAAATATCATTAGAAGAAAACTTTTATAAATTACCAGAACTTGTCACAAAAGAAGATATTGTGAAAAAGAAAATTATAACAAAACCTAACATAGATACGTTAACTGAAGAACAGCTACTTATTTTCAATGAGATAACAGAACTACCTTTAGGTGTTTTTTCACAATCTTTATTAACTGGTTACTCTGGTACTGGTAAGAGCTTTTTAGTTTCTAAAATAATAGAACAAATGTTATGGAAAAACAAAAAATTAAAGATAGCTATTACAGCTCCAACGAACAAAGCTGTTCGTGTATTGAAAGAGTTATCTCAAATAAGCGAAGATAGTGAAAATGTGGATTTTATAACACTACATTCTTTGTTAGGTCTAAAACGTGTCATTACTCAAGATGGTAAAGAAATTTTTAGTCCTACTTACGGTGAAAGTGGTGTGGAATCTTATAATATTGTTTTAGTGGATGAAGTCTCCATGTTGGATAATGAGTTGTACACCATTTTAAAAACTGAAACTAAAATGAATGCCATCGTAGTCTTATTTATCGGTGATAGGGGTCAAATACCGCCAGTAAATGGTGGTGAATCAGTTTTATTTAGTCATAAGTTGAATAATAATTATAATCTAACTAAAATAATAAGACAAGCTAATGATAACCCAATAATTGAATTAGCTCAATTAATCAGAACTAACCAAACTTTTAATAGAGAATTAAACATAAATGAAAATAATCAAGGGGTTGTTTTTATGAAAATAAATACAGAAGACAAACTATTAAAGACTTATTTCACTTCTAAAAATTTTAATAA